TCGACTGTGAGTTTGTACACCCACAGTGGGGCGGCCGCCAATGCGTTAAGGCGTGTCGCGAACAGCGGTTTGAGAAAACTGGTGGGCCCGGCAGGACTCGAACCTGCAACCAGACCGTTATGAGCGGTGGCGTGCCCCTATGAAACCAAGCATTTCCAACGACTCTCGGTTCCGTTTGTTCTCGTTCTATCCCGCCTTTTGCGCCGGTTTCATTGGCGAAACGTTGGCGGTAGAACTTTTGCGGAACTTTTTCGACACGGCTCGCAGGTAGTCCGGGTGGTGATGTCCGTAGGTCTTCTCCACCAGTTCCGGCGACATTCCGAGAAAGCCAGCGGCTGACCAGATGTCAGCGCCGTTCTGCATCAGCCACGTCGCTGCGGTGTGACGCAGCGTGTGCGGTGTCACGTTCCCCTCCAAGCCCGCCTTCTCGACGGCAGAGGCAAATGCGACCTTCACCGACTTCACCGGCTTGCCGTCGTACTCGACGAAGTGCTCCTTGGCGATGCCGAGCTCGGCCCAGCGCCGCATGTGAGCCAGAAGGTGGTCCGGCAGCGGCACGGGCGGCTGGCGCTTGTTGCTGGCGCGTTTACCTTCCGCGAGCCGGTAGAAGATGCCCCGCTCCAGATCCACGTAGGACCGCCCCTCACCGCGGTGCGGCGAGGCGGCAGAGATAGCCGCGGCGCGTGTGCCGGTGTAGAGCCCGATGAGGATGAACCGCGCGAGGTGGCGCAGGGGGCGCTTCTTGGTGGCGACGACCCTGCCTTTGTCCGGGCCACGATGCCGCTTCTGCATCTCGCGTGCACGCCAGCACGTCCAAAGCAGCCTGGCCGCTTCTGAGCGGGTCAGCCACCGATCCTTCGGGCCGCCGGAGCGCGGGAGAGCCACACGAACGATGCCGCGGTGCAGGCCCTCCTTGGCGTGATGCTCAATAGCCGCGCGCAGCGTCTCGAGGTCGCGGCGTGCGCCGCCCTCACCGCCGGTCTTCTTTGGTGCCTTTTCTGACGATCGCTTGGCATGTCGCTCGCGATAGGCTGCCTTTCGCGATTCGACATAGGCTCGGCAGGTTTCGCCTGTGACGTCGGACAGCATCTTCCCGCCCCACCACAAGGTGAGGCGTTCCATCATGGCATCAAATGTGCGCTTGTTTGCCTGCCGCTCGCGGCAGTCGGAGTCGTAGATGGTGAGCACGTCAGCTACATCGATAGACTCAATATCCTGCTCTTTGCGCTTCGGCTTGTGACGCTCAAGAATGTAGTTGGCTAGGACGCTTTGCGCTTCCTCAATTTCTCCAGCAACGCATCCCGTGGGATGCTGCTTACCAGCGTCGAGGATGACCCAGGTTGCGTGGTGGGTGACATTGCCGGCCTTGTCGTACCGCGCGGGACGAAGCCAGATTCGGGTGCCCTTGGCTGGACGCGGCATAGCTCTCGCATCTCCTCTATCGCGCGAAGCGTGGTGTAGTCCTTGCCGGCCACCCGCTCTATCACGAGTCGGCCGCGCTGGTGCTCTCGTCTCAGGCCCTTGGCGGTCATGCCGCCTCCGGGGAACGCCATTGCCGCGGCAGCCTCCAGTCGCAGCGGCGTATCGGGCCCGATGTTATCATTGTCGTGCCGCATCACCGCGTCTCCTCTGCCAGGGCGCGGATGGCCTTGGCGGTTTCGAGAGCGCATCCTTGACGTGTAGGCTCTCTATCGGCTCGTGCGTATGCGGCAGCAATCCCACGCGCGATCTGTTCCGCCTCTAGCCACTGCGCCCTCCAGATCACCGGCAGCGCTGCGTCGGCCCTGTCCAGCCAATCGTCGATTTCGTTGAGCGGCAGCTTGTCGAATGGCTTGTTCCGCGGCGTGGCGTGATAAAGCGCCCGCGCCACTCCCTCGCGCTGCTGTGGGGTGAGGTGGGTCATGGGCGGGCGTCTTTCGGCGTGTCGATGCGGCGCGCGTAGACGATGACGCCTTCCGGGTTGCTACGCTCGTATCCCCACCAGAACGACGAGGCCGGGCCGATGCGGCTATCGCCCATGCGGTTCTTTACCTGCACGATGGCCTCTGGCGGGAATGCGTCCCACGTCTGGTAGGGCATCGGCGCGTCTAGCCAACGGTCAAGGAACCGTGTCATTCACTTCCCCTCCTCAAGCGCGGATAGCGCGGCGCGGCCAGTTACGGCCTGCCCCTGCATGACCCTCTCGAAGATCGCGAGGTTGCGTTCGTACCGAGCCAGCCGCTCCTCCTGCGACAGGAGGTTGTAGGCGGCCATCTCGCGCTCGGCGCACGTCTGGCAGCTCGTAGCGCGCTTGTCGGCTGTCGCTTGCCCTGAGCATGTGCAGCACCGGATGTAATACTGTCCGGGCGTCCAGCCGAACCGACGAACATCGTGGATGTCAGGGAACCTGCTCATAGCTGGGCCGCCCCCGTCTCTCCCGGCGGCTTGGCGAGGGCGCGGATGGTGTTGGAAACAGCCGCAAGGGAGCCGCAATGCTCTCCTCGCTTCCAAATGGCGTCGACGGCCCGCGCCGCTTCCTCCAGCGCCTCCTCCCTCGCCCGCCGCGCGATCTCCTCTGCGGTGGGTGGGGTGGCGTAGAGAGGAGAGATTGTGTATCCGCAATCGCAGTACAGGCTCTCTGACTCTTCAATAAGCATCCACTTTAGGCTGGCGGTTCTGATCATTTGGCCGCCCTTAGCAGACGTGGATATCCACGCCACCACCTCCGCGCCAGGAGCGGGAGGCTGCGGGGAGGCGGCGAGCCGTTTGGCCACCTCGGTCATGAACAGAGAGTATTCAGGGTCAAGCTGATCGCGGGCCTGTGCCCGGCATTGGGCGGCGATATCCGCATTTGACCACTTAGCGAAACGTTCGCTGTCATAGGTCATTCCCCGCCTCCCGCGCTCTTGGCCGCGAGGGCGTCAATGCGCTCAAGCCTGCCGCGTGCAAACTGGTTACGAGCTGCGGCATTGGCCACATGCGGGCGAGCAAGGCCTAGCGCCTCCCTCAGCTTCGCGCACTCGGCCTCGGCTGCGGTGGCGCGGGCGCGGGCTTCGATGGCTTGACCCGTCCGGCGGCTATACGCACGCTCCCAAAAAGACGCCTCGGCATCCTTGGCGGCGAGCTGCTGCTGTAGGGTGGTGAGGGCGAGGGATTGATCCTTGTTCTCCTTGAAAAGGTGAAATATCCACTCAGCGGCTTCTTCTGCCACGCGCCGAGCTGCTGTCTCTGTGTTCCACCAGGATATTTTCAAGGCGCTGTGGGCAATATCACTGGCCAGCTTGTTGAGCTTCCCCCTGATGGCCTCACGATCATAAAACTTGTCTAGGTCGGGAGCCACCGGCCCCTCGACGCTCCCCGGCTCTGGCGCGGGGGTGGGCTGCTTCAGCCGGCGATACATGCGGTGCGAGGTGTACGCGGGATCAGGCGCCGGCTCGCCAATGCAGTGCTTGGCGGGGTGCCATCCTAGGTGACTGTCGGTAAGGCATTCGTCGCCAGCTTCGATGATCTCACCGGTCGCCAGCGGCCGGTAGCGGTGATCCCACTTGCCGGGAGACGCCGCCCCCTCCTGCTCGGTGGCGGTGGCGGGTTCGAGGGCGGAGAGGGTATCGGACAGGAAGCGCTCAAGCGCCCTGTTGGTCCGATACCGGATACCGTGTTCGCCCGCCAACCTAGCGACTTGGAGCCAGTCCTTGACCTTCACCGCCCCGCCGGCTGTGGCGGCCTGCATGGCGCGGGCGCCTGCGATCGCTCCCGCAAGGTAGGGGGTGCGATCCTCCTTGCCGGACATCACCACCTCTTCATTGCAGACGAACTTATCCGCGTACCAACGGCGCGCCACCCGCACCGGATCGACATGCGCGTCAGTCTGGGTCATGGCTGGGAAACACTTGCCGCAGCAGCAGTTACCAGTGTCATAGGCGGCCGGATCGGGGCATGGGCCCCCCTCCTGGGTGTCTTCAGTCGTCATAGCGGTCATCTCCGAAAAGCCGGCGCATGTCGTCGCGCTGCTCACGCAAAAGATCGGGGTCGGGCTCGTCCTCGAGGATTTCTTCCCACGGGCAGACACCGTCCGTTTCGTTCCGCAACTCGCACTGGCGCGGGGAATAGGCGCCGCAGAACTCGCAAAGCTTGGTCACCCCTGGGAATCCTTCTGCGCAAGCGCGAGGCGGGGGTGGATGCGATCAAGGCTGCTCATGGCTCCTGTCTTCGGGCAGCGGGTTTTCCTCAAGCCACTTGCCAATCGATTCCGGTGAAACCATCAGATCTGTGTGACTGGGGAAGAAAGTAGAGTTGAGGGCATCAACCATAATTTGGGCCACGCGAGTGTTTTCGTGCGGAGGGAACCTTGAGTAAATGAGCGCCACAAGCGTGCCTTTGTCGGTTCTGATGCAAATGTCACCATTCCCGAGCTTGTTGGGATCTGTGTCGAGTACGTACATCACGCCACCACCTTCTCTTTTCGGATAGGGAGCCAACGGAGAGCTTTCGGCGACCAGTAGAAGAACTTTCCGTTGCTCTCCTTGACGCTGAAGCTCTTGCCGGCGATCGTGCAGGTGATTTGGTGCGTGCTCATTTCTGCGTCTCCAATCGTGTACCTGATTGAAGTTTTATCGTGTACCTGATACGGTGTCAATATCATGTACACGAAAAGGTGCCGTTTTGACAGAAATTCATGTACACGCTACGTCTCGCCGCATGGGGCGCAAAAAGGAATGGACGGAGCAGCTTCGGTTGCCGCTCGCGGAGGGCACAACGGCCCGCATCGACGCCGTGCTGGCGGATGGTGAACCGCGCTTGGACATGATCCGCGAGGCTATCGAGCGCGAGATAAAGCGCAGGGAGCGGCTAAAGAAGGAATAGCTCATTGCCCCTCTCCCCCCCGCCTTGCGCTCTTCGATCTGGAGGAGGGCGCGGAGCGTGGCTGCGAGAAGGGCGAGCGGCGGGGTCTTGCCTTCGCCATGAGCCTCATCGCGGATATCGAACGGATACCCTTCCTCGTCAGATCCGACTTCCACGACAGGGCCGATTAGGTCGGCGGTGCATGTGGAACCACCACCGAAGTCGACCATACCGTTCCACCCCGGCAGCACCTTCTCGATCAGCGCGACGCAGGCGTCGAGGCTGCGCGTGTATCCGGGCACGCCGAGGCACGTTCCAAGCTCACGGTAGGCATCAGCCTCGCCGGTCTTGCAGCCACTAAGAAAAGCCCACTGGCCCGGTTCAATCGGAGCCTCGAAGAAGGAAATTCCTTCCTTCCCACGGTCCTTCATGACGATGACGCCGAAGAGAACGGAAAGTCGTGCATCCAATTCCCGATCCGGCCCCGTTGCGCTCTCGACGCGCGCCAGCATTTCTTTCATGGCGGAGATGTCAGGCATCGGCCCGTCCCTCCGCTGCTGATAGGGCTTCACGGCCGGCGGGGGAGTCTTTGTGCTCGATCTGGAGTGGCATGTTCGCCGCAAGCGCTTCGACGCCGGCACGCTGCAAGACGGCAGTCATGTAGCCGTGCACTTCCTGCTTGGCTGCCTCGACAGTGTCCTCAACATGCTCTTCGAACTGCTTGGCGACGAACGGCAGGTTCGACCGAAGTTCGGTTAGCAGGTGTTCAAGGCCCTCCTTCAGCTCGCGCGTCTTCCCCTTGGGCATGCCCATATCGTCGATGCGCGAGAGAGTTTCCTTTACTCGAGCTACGGTCTTGTCGAGCTTGGATTTGATCTCTGCTGAGAACTGGTCAGCACGGCTCTCGGGGTCGGGAAGGCCGGGGACCATCTGCCCGTTAAGTCGCTGCAAGGTGCAGGGAACGCCATCCCCCATGTTGGGGGACGAGACAAACGTGGCCCACTGGCTTTCGCTCAGGGCGATCTCGATTAGCTCTTCACGGCCATAGTGCCAGTCGCGGCTTAGCGTCCGCCGCAACTCGCTGGTGCGGATCGATATCGTCATGAAGTGGTTGTGGCGGAAATCGCTGCCGTACAGATTGGTGCTGCCGGACACACGGGAGGCGCGCACCTGCGCATAGGCCGGATGCGTCGTCTTGGTCTCGTTCCGCCATTCCTCACCACTCGGCACGGTGACGGGCTGCACAATTTCACGAGCCATGGCGAAGCCCCTCCCGCCCCGCATCAGGGTCGTACTCAAGCTCTCCGTAGAACTCTCCAGCCTGGCGCTGCCAAGCCGCGCGCCACAGCGCGTACAGCCATTCCATCAAATCAGACATCAGGCTGCGCATTGCAGTCTCTCCCGCTCGGCGACGATCCTGGCCCGCGCAATGGCGAGGCCGAGGTAGCGCCGGAATTCTGTCCAGTTGCTCGGCTCGAGCTCGCCGCCGTCGATCGTGACGAACCGCCCAAGCCGGGCGGCTACGTCATCCGGCATCTGCCCCGGCTCATGGCCGATCGGCATTCGCCCCTTGAGCCACAGCGCCCGCAGGTACGGCAGGTCGAACTCGCCAGTTACGGAGGCGTGCAGGCCTATTTCCCGAAGGCTGTGCAGCGTTGTGGTGTGATGACAGCCGATGGCGCGCCCCAAGACTGGCAGCGACAGGCCGTGGTTTCTGGAGGCGATCACCCCCAAGGCGGAACGTCTGGCGCAGGTAAGCAGTCTCTCGCGCGACGCCCCGAATAGATGTGTTATCGGGATGCCGGAAGCGCTAGCGATGCGACGCGCTACCTCGGCGCAGTCCACAGAAAACTGCTCCATCAGAGCCGCTGTCCTCTGCGCCGCATCGACTCGCGCTTCGGCGTGGATCCGCTGCGTGGGCGTTCCGCGAGGCCGGCGCACCTTCTTGCGCATGGGGTACGGCGTCGGGAGGAATTGCGACAGCTGCGCCGCCGGCACGTAAATCTGCGGCGTGGTTTCCTCGTGCAGGCATTCCGTGATGCCGATGCGTCCGAGCTTGGACGCGGTGACGACTCTGACTCTCAGTGCAGGCGCATTAGGCGGGGCATACGTCGCGAACAGCAGCGGCGTCGAGGCGCGCATGTCGTTGTCGTTGTTGCCGCGGCGCTCGACGAACTGCAGGAAGGGACGGAGCCCGTCGGGCGCGGTAGTGATGACTTGGGATAGGGTGGTCATGGTGTGTGACCTCTGGATGGGGTGGGCGACGACGGGCGCTCCGGGAGTGGGATACGCGAGAGCGGTGGCCCGTCGTCGCTTAGGGTTGCCTGCCGTGACGCAACATGGATGGGGTGCGGACGTTTTTCGGCCCCGGCAGGCAATGGGGGTTGGCGGGGCGCGCTACCTCTGGGGTGCGGCTCTACGCTGGCCCCGCCGGGCTTCAGGCCGAAGCCCGGCGCCAATTCAGATAGAGCTCCTTGAGCATCCTTTTTTCGACGAACCTCATGGCCCGTGCGATGGCGTGGGCGCTGTAGGACTCCTTGCCCGTCTTCGCCTCAGTCACCGGCTTGCCGAGCTTCTCGCACTCGAGCCTGGCGCGCTTCGCGAACAGCCGCTGATACGGCGTCAGTTCAGGGTTTGCGTCGACATCCTCACCGAACGCGGGGCGCCAGCGGCCCATGCCCAAGATGAGACCGTTGCGGGCGTTCCACGCCACAGAACGGCGCTCGCCGCTGTAGCCGTGGGCTATCCAGTCTTCCGACGTGGCCCCCGCGCCGGGCCTGCCCTGCGCCTTGCCACCGATGACGGCTAGCCCCATGCGCTTCCACAGCCCCTCCGGCCCGCGGTAGGTGCCGATGTCTCCAGCCTCGCCGACGATGGTCGCGAAGCTGACCGTGCCGAGCCCCTTGACGGACTGCACCCATGCGAAGACCGGCAACTGCTTGGCCAGCTTCTCGAGTCGCTTGGCGTAGGTCTCTGCGGCTTCTTCCAGCGGAGCAGCGGCCATCAAGTACGGCTTGATGTTGGGGTGGAACTGATGGCCCTCGTCGGCCGCAGCTTCGCGGTACATCTTGTCGGCGCGCTCACGCAGCGCCTTCTTGGTGGCGTCGTTCTCGTAGTCTTCGGGCTGGTGGATCGCGTGCCGAACGCACGCCATGCCCTGCAGCACGATGCGGTTCTTGGCCCGTATCATCCCCTGCCGCAGCTTGTGCATGTTGCGTATCTGCGCGACTAGGTCCGTGACGGCCTCGGTCGGCACGTAGGTCGGCGTGCAATCGGGGTCGACGAAACCGGGCGCTGTTCCATAGGGGTGCGCATGACCGTCGGCCACGGTTTCGTCGATAGGGGGGCTGACGGCGGGCGTCCTATTTATGGGTCGCGCTGCAGAAGTGGCCGCACCGTCAGCTTTACGGGGCCGGCGCCGGGTCGTGGCGGCGGCAATCTCGGCGGGGTTGTTGCTAATTTCGGAGTACATGGCGTTTGTCCTGGGTTGCGTGCCGGCGCGGACGGAATGGGGTGCATGTCTCGCTTGGCCGGCGGAATGGGTTGTGAGTGGCGGCGGCGAGCGACCGATGGGGTGCGTGTGCACAGTGGCCGCCACCACTCACGTTAGGAACCGAACGGCGGGGCGGTGCCAGCCTGGGATACGCGGTGCCCTTGGCCCCTGCCGTTCGGTATTGGTTGCCTGCCGGGCGTCTGGTGGATGGGGTGCGGCGGCCTGCTGGCCCGGCAGGCACCGCCTTGCGGCGGGTGGGGTTGCATGTAGCGGCACAGCGCTCGTGGGGTGCGAAGTTCTATTGGCCACCACATGCAAAAGGTTCGGGGCGGGCGTTTCTTTCATGGGATACGAAGCCCGGCTGGCCCGCCCCTGCCGGCTCACACCGGCGTCTTGTCGGCCTCAATACGGAGGCGAATGGCTTCCTCGGCGGACACGGCGTCACCGACCTTGCGGTTTCCGGCCGTGTTGCCGATGGCGATGAGGAACCTGGCTTCGCGTACCATGGTCTGGCCCTTGCTCAGGTGCTCGCCGGCGTACTTCACGATGTCCGCGCCGATGTGGTCTCGCAGCGGGCGACGGATGCCGTCGATGACATAGGGCTTGTCGAGCAGCGCCTCGCGGACGTGCTGGCCGAGGCTCGACAGCCGCAGGCGGGTTGCTTCCGCGCTGCCGCTGAAGATGTGCGCGACGCGCTCCTGGTAGGACTTCGACTTGCTAGCCGTCGCCTTCGGGCCGGTAGCGCCGGGGTCGGCCATGAGGGTATCGATCGTGCGGCGTTCGCTGCGGACGGTCTCGCCGAGCATGTTGCGGCACGCCATCCGCACCGCCTCTTCCGTGAGGCGCTTCTTGTTCAGGACGTAGTTCGTCATCTTCTCAGTGGCGGCGTCGACGTCACCGCTGGCTTCGCGCATCATGCGCTCCGCTACGCCGATAAGTGTCTCGGCTTTGGCGTATCGGGTGTGTCTGCGGGGCGGGTTGAAGTCGTGGGCGAGGCTCATGATGTTCTCCTCTGGTTAGGGGCGGAAGGCACGGGCGCTGTGCACTTGGCGTTCGGATTTCGAATGGCCCGGCCTTCCGATGGGGTGACGAGAGACGCGGGCGTTCTTGCGCTGGGGTGCGAGCTCTCACTGGCCCGCGTCTCTCGAAGTGGTTCAACCGACCGGCGGTACTCTATCGGGGTGCGTTTGCCCTCCGGCCGGCCGGTTGAATGCAGTTGCGAAGGCGGCGTCGTGCTCATGGGGTGCACACTGGCTCTGGCCGCCTTCGCGTAGGGTTGACTGGACGGGCTGGCGGCTTATGGGGTGCGCTCTCGTTCCGGCACCGACCAGTCAATGGGTGTTGCGATACTCCGGTTGGGTAGTAATTCCGGCTTTCCGTGATTAGTGGCGGGCAAATGCTCTACGCCGGGCCGCCACGACTTCTGCAGTCGCGATCACGGACTAGTCCACTCGCCGGTTGGAGCAGCTTGGAGTCCCCGGCTAATTGGGGTAGGCGGCGGCCTTGTGGCTGTCCGCCGACACTGCGTCGGTCGCTACGCGGCGCATCTCGGTAGGGTTCTGCATCACCGCAATCGCCCGCAGCGCCGCCTCGTACCGCTCGGCCCGGCGCTCCGCACTACGGAGTTGCGCGGCGAGCAGCCGGGCAGTGGTTACGGCCATCTCGTGCTTTCCCATGGCTCAAATCTCCACCACACGCCTGCCGCAGCGAAACTTCGCCAGCACGTAGCGAGGATGTTCTGCGGCCCACTCCTGGGCGGCCATGGCGCACTGCATCGGCATGACTGCCTCGGTCGGCACCTGTTCCGTGCGGCACTGGTCCGGCGCGCCGGCTAGGCAGATGAGCATGATGAGGGTCATGGCAGATCCTCCATGGCGGAGGTCGGGATCGCCCATGACTGGCCGCGCCAGCGGTATTGAGCGTAGGTGAAATCGCCGTTCCACACGGTGTGTTCGTACTGCCCGAACGTCCGTGCCATGGTGAGCGTGGCAACGATCTTGGCCGTGCTCGCCAGCTTCCTTATCGTGTGCATGGCTATCTCTCGCGCTTGGCAATGAGCGATACGCGGCGGCCCGTGACCAGTGCGGCCTGCCATATGGCGTCGGCCTGCAGTAGCGACGTGGGCGAAAGCGGCGCGCCGTCGATGATGAGGGTGTAGGTCATCTTCACAGCCCTACGGGTTGCAGTGCTTGCTGGTTCATGGCGGCGGCGATCTCCGCCTCCAGCCGCTCCACCTCATTGGCAAGCTGGCGCAGGAGCGTCGCCGCCTCGGTGGACACGCCTTCGAACCTGGCGTTGGTTTCGACGTCGAGCCGTTCAGCTTCGCGGCGTGCTCGAGTGGTGAGTGTGGTGGTCCTGGCGTGCGCGGTCATGGCGTGCCGCCTCCGTTGGCGCGGGCGAGGGCGCGGTGCGTGACGGCCTGTGACGTGTACAGGCGCTCAGCCCAATCCCCGTCGTGGCAATTGAAGCCAGTCGTGGCGCCATCGACGATGATGGATCGGACTAGTTGGATCGCCTCCACCAACTCCGCATTCAGCGAGCGGAGGCGGGTGAGTTCGGCGGCGGCCTCCAGAATTAGCCGCTCCGTTTCGCCACTCCAGAGTGGGCCACCCTTTGCAATGGCGGCGGCCTCAGCGTTCAGCTTATCAACCAGATCCGACATGGCTCACACCGCCTCCCGCTTGGCGAGGTCGATGGCGCGGTCCATAAGGTCGAGGATGTCATCCGCTATCTGCTCGACGCGATCCTCCAAAGGCCTAAAGTCGTCCTTGGACATGGTGCCAACAGACCAGGCCTCCCACACACGAACGCAATCGTAGACAGAGACAAATTCTCTACAGAGATGGTCTATTAGGGCTTCGCGGTGGTCAGCCAGCAGACCGGCGGCAGCCCGCAAATACAGCCCGTGATATTCGAGGCCGAGTGCATCAGCTTTTCGCTGCGCATCTTCCTCGTTCGTGAACACCATCTCTGTGCCGTCAGAAGCGACGATGAGGAACGCCCTTGCCTTCTGGAGGACTTCAACGGTCGTGGTCGTGGGGGAGGTCATTTCCACCCCCGCGTGTTGGTTTCGCCCGTGAAGTCGCCAGACAGGTGCTTGCGACCGGGACCCTTCTTCCGATGGTTCGGAATGCGGCGGTCGATCTTTTCGCGACGACGCTTCCGCGCTTGGCGGGACTGGATTGCCCCGTATTCGGCAGCGTCGATCCAGCGGCCGAGAAAGACCATCTCAGCGGCAGCAGCGGCCAGACTTGCCCCAAGGAACCCGGCCATCACACGGCCTCCGAGGTGGCGCGGGCGGCGGTAACCGCCTCCACAAGCTTGACTGCTTCTGGGTCGCCTTCGCTGGCCTTGCGGGCCACGTAGTCGAACAGCGAAGGGCTGGCGGCGATCAGGCGAGCGTTGGCTTCAACCTCCCGCCCGTGATCATCTCGAAAGCTCGTAAGCTGGACGATTTGATCTTTGCCGCTGATGACGGTCGGTGTGGAGTGGATATTGCTCTCAACATAGAGTTGGTCGCTATAGCGACCCTCGCCACGCTTTACCGACCACGGCCCCGGCGTGTGCCCCGCCTTCGTCTCGTTGTGCGCGGTCATCACGCTGCACTCCGCAGCGGCTCGCGCATCGCCAGAAGCTCGGCACGGCGGGTGTCGCACTTAGTGGCGTTCAGGCGGTAGCGGACTTCATCGGCGTGACGGCGCTTGCGCCTGGCTTCGGCGGCGGCCTTGACGTTCCAGCGCGCCGTGGCGCGTAGGCGGTCGGCTTCCGGCGCCAGGGGCGACCGGCCGTAGGCGATGTCGGCACTGCTCGGTCTGCCTGCGTTTCCGTTCGAGGTCTGCATCTTGCTCTCCTCTGGCCGGCGACTCTGCCGGTGTTGAGGGGCATAATGACCGTCAAGATTATTCCTGTCAATAGTGGTGAATCTGGTCAAGATTCATTCCAGCCGTGGCGGGGCTTCTATGGACGTCGCGGACCTACTTCATTGCCGTGAGACGCCGGCGAATCCGCATCTTCAAGATGGTCACTGCCGCTTCCATCTCCTCGTCCGATTCGATATCGATCGATATTCGAGGATCTCGCACCACGCGGGCCAGCCGTGTTGGGGTTATCTCCATGCCGAGCTCGACACCGACCGCAAATACGGCCCCCACAATTGCATCCATATGGGCGTCGATGTCACCCCTGGCATTCTTGGGCCGCTTTGTTGGCTGAGGCGCGGCAGGAAGTGTATCTGGCATAACGACCTCCGGTCCCTTTCCGTCGAGAAGCCACTCGACGGTAGTGTGCAACACCGGAGCTAGGGCGCGAATGGTGTCGACGCGAGGTCGGTGATGTCCGCCACTGTCTATTTTTGACCGCATTACGTTGAGGGCATTCTCAGAAAGGCCGGCCCGAACCGCCGCCGATCGACGAGAAATGCCAAGCGCAGCAATACGTTGCTCTATGCGCTGCATCAGCTGCTTGGACTCTGTCATTATTCTAAGTCCGACAAAATACGTACGTTGATAAACAAAATTTTATGCGCTAGCGTTCACATGCTAGGCGCGTCCGATTGCGCGGACATTACCTCACAAAGAACGGAAGCCCCGTCAGCCCCACACTGGTTGCGGAAAACTTTCCCTACGTTAGGAAAATGTTCTTGCTTTGTTCCAGCCACAGCGTATTATCAGAGCACGCAAAGAGGGAAAGTGCTATGGTTGCTAGTGCGGGTATGCAGCCGGGTGTGGCTGTGAGAGAATGCCTGGAGCGGCAGGTTGCCGCTAAGATCTGCGCGATGTTGCCGCCGGACGATGCGGCGGCCCGAAGAATCCTTCGGACAACGTCAGCCCTATATGAGGCGCTTCTGTCCCAGGCCGCATGTCAGTCTGGCCTGCTATTGAGCGCGGCTGACAACAGGGATTCCATCTGCTCCTTGGACAGTTCGTCGGTCGCTCCCGATATGATGAACCTTATCGGCAGCCCGGTTGCGGCGTGAATCCTTATTGCCGCGCCGGATGGGACGTCTCCGCCATAGCTGTTGATAGTGGAGAACCAGTCACCGTCGTCGACTATGAGGTACGAGGCTAGATCCGGCGAGAGAGCTCGCCGGATTATCTCGAGCCGCTTGCCGGCCGACGTCCAATCGATTGCTGTTTCGCCACCCTTCAGGGGATTCCTAGACAGCAAGTCACCTTGGCTGCAGCCGTAGAACCTCGCAAGCGCGTCGAGAACTATTTCGCTATAGGGGTTCTCACTCGACTCGATTTTCTGATATCCGCCCTGCGTCATGCCAATAGCGGCCCCGACCTCGGCCTGGCTAAGGTCGTTCTTCCATAGGCGCCACTCCCGCAGGAAGTGCTGGCCTAGGGGCTTAGCGGTTCGCTTCTTCCCAGGCATCATTAGGTCTCGTCACTCATGTACCGCTGTATCGCACGTTTTGGCGCGGTCGCCTAATCCGGTGGCGATTATAACGCTTGACAAGAATATTCCAGTCGGGCATATCGGTTCCATCGAAACCGGAATCAAGGACGACCCCCCCGAGATGCCGAACAACCACGCACCGACCGCCGCCAGAAGATTAGCCCGTCCGTGCCTACCGCAGCCCCCGTAGAAACAAGGGACGTCGCACGCTGAAACGCGTGCGGCGCTATTGTGCTTGGCGAATGGAGCAGTGTAGCGATGTATAGGAAATACCGAAGCAGCGTTAGGAGGCGCCTTCGCCAGCACCAGGGCGGTATGTGCTGCTACTGCGGTTGCCAACTACAGATGGTAAGGCCAAATGCGCCGAATGCCGAAACCATCGAGCATCTGCAACGCAAGGCCGATGGCGGCACTGATGGCATTCACAACCTTGCACTGTCATGCCGCTCCTGCAACGAAGGGCGCGGCGCCATGAACTGGCTTGCCTACGCGTCGTATAAGGCTGGCGAGCTCACCGTTTAGCCCAAACCTGTGCACAGCGCGGCACATCTCGACGATTTCGACGCGCGTTTTTCGCGCCGGAACACTACTTACCCAGCACTACCGGGTGCCGCACGACGGCGCCGACGCCGCCTTCGGGCACCGCTCACCCCAGCGAATAGGGGCAATATGACTGAACCGAAGTACAACATGGGCGACGAGGTCGTCGCCGCGATCCGCGGGCGCGTCACCGCGGTCACCGAGTACGCCAACGGCTGCTACTCCTACCGCATCACCGGCACCGAGCCGACCGGCGACCGATACAACAAGTACATAGACGAGCGCTTCGTGCTGCCGGCGCGGGCGACACCGCCCGACAACGACATCCCGCTGCCCGCCGCCGTGCTGCAGCGCGCCACTGCGCCCAGCGTAGCCGCCTAGACCAGACATCGCAGGACATTGAGATGAGCGGATTCAGATTCGCGCTCGGCGAAGCCGTGCGCATCGCGAAAACCGGCGACCTCGCCACGGTGCTTAAGCAGCACCGCACCGAATACGACGACTTCTACACCATCCGCCGTGCCTACGACGGGGCGCAGTTCGAGCTGCCAGAGACCGCGCTGCGGAGCTCGGCGGTCGGCACCAACGTCATCCACTTCCCCCTGAGTCCGTCCACGGCGGTGCAGTGATGTGGGAAGTCGCACTCAACCTGGTCTGCATTGGCGCGCTTGGACTGTGGTTCTGGCTGCTCTGGACCACGCCGTCTAGCGACGTGGAGGACTGAGCCCATGGCAATCTCCCTTTCCTCGCTGAAATCCAGCAAGAGCACCAAGCCGCCCATCGTCGTGCTGTACGGCGTCGACGGCATCGGCAAGACCAGCCTGGCCGCTGAATGGCCCGACCCGGTCTATCTGCCCACCGAGGGCGAGCGCCCGCCGTCGGCCGTCGATATGCCGACCCCCGGCACGATCAAGTCGCTAGACGACCTGTGGAGCGTCGTAGGCGAACTGCTCGATAAGCAGCACGACTTCAAGACGGTCATCATCGACTCGCTTGATGGACTCGAGGGGCTGATCTGGAAGGCGACCTGTGCCCGGCTTGGCGTGTCGTCGATCGAAGAGCCCGGCTATGGCCGCGGCTATGTCGAGGCCGACGCCGAATGGCGGGAATTTCTTGCCGCCATGGGCGAACTGCAGCAGGCCGGCATTGCCGTGGTGCAGCTGGCGCACCCGGAAATCGTGCGCTTCGACTCGCCCACGACCGACCCGTACAGCCGTTACACGATCAAGCTGCACAAGCGCGGAAACGCCCTGGTGCGCGAGCAGGCAGACGTGGTGGCATTCATGAACTACCGCGTGACGCTGAAGGAAAAAGAGGTCGCGCCGAAGAAGACCGTCACGCACGCCGAGGGCGGCAAGGAGCGCCAGATCCACCTCGTGGAGGGCGCCGGCTTCGTAGCCAAGAACAGGTTCAGCATGCCGGACTCGCTGCGCTACGTGAAGGGCGCCGGCTTCGCCGAACTTTCCAAGTATTTCCCTGCGGCCAACGACAACGCCGCTGCAACGAGCCGAAAGGCGGCGTGAGGAGGGGATGATGAGTGTAGTGAAAGTGGGTGATGTGATTCGCCCGACCGCCAACGTACACGACGTGAGCTCCAACAAGACATACGTAGTGCGTGAGGTGCAGAACAATGATGTCGTGTGGGTCTACGACGACAAAGACGAATACTATCCGTTGTGGGGGCGCGAATACGTCCTTGCCTACGACGTCTCCCCCAACGACACCGTCCGCCTGAAGTCCGGCGAGCCGTTCACCGACGGCAGCTACACCGCCGAGGTCGATTCCACCAAGGGCGACATCGTGCTGCTCAAGATCGGCTCGTGGCTGCCCGTCGAGGCGGTGGAGAAGGTGGAGGCGTGGGTGCCGGAAGGCACCAGCGGCTGGATCGAATACCGCGGCGGCGGGAATCCTGCTCCTGGCGCCAAGGTCCAGTGGCTACTGCTGGAGGAGCGCAAAGACCGCGAGTTCTTCCCTATGGAGGCCACGTCAGACGCCCTCTTGTGGAGCGACCAGTTCGTCGCCTATCGCATCGTCGAGCCCGCCCCGGTCCCGGCTGCGGAGCCCGCAGCGGAGACCAAGCCGAAGTTCAAGGTGGGGGATAGGGTGCGCTACACCGGAGCCGACCCCGACGTCCACGATACTTCACGTATTGGCGCGGTCGGTCGCATCACCGCGATTGAGGCTGACGGCAGCATTGAGGCCGAATGGGACGACGGCATTGGCTGGCCGCGCGGGCCGCTGCTGAGCAACCTCGAGCTCGTCGGGCCCACCCCCACCACGCTCAACGTCACCCTATCCGTAGGCGCGTCGTTTCGCGACCTCTCCGACCAGTTCCAGCGCATCGCCGACACTCTGCGCGCGGCGTAGTCCCTCACTCAACAGCAGCAGCACTTAGGAGACACCCTATGGCTTCTCTCGGCCAGCGCTTTGACGCGACCGCCCACGACACGACGCAGAACGACTATTCCGAACTCCCGAACGGCGTCTATCTCCTGGAAATCGAGGCGTCCGACGTCTCGCCGACCAAGGACGGCAGAGGCACCATCCTGAAGGTGACGAACCGCGTCATTGAGCCCGTCGAATACGAGGGGCGCAAGCTGTTCGCAAACTTCAACCTCGAGAACCCGAGCCCGCAGGCGCAGGAAATCGGACAGCGCCAGTTCGCCTCGCTCTGCCGGGCCATCGGCGTCAACGACGTCGAAGAAAGTGAGGACCTCCACTTCAAATCCTACACCGCCAAGATCGGCCTCGGTAAGCCGTCGAAGGACGGCCAGTACCCGGCCCGCGCCGAGATCAAGCGGTACTACTTCCCGGACTCCGACGACATCCCGGCTCCCGGCATCGACGACTCTCAGCCGGCTCAGGCCCCCAAGCCCGCCGCGAACGATAACCGCCCCGCGGCCCGTCCTGCGGCGGCACAGCCCGCGGCAGCGGCGAAGCCAGCCGGCAGCCGCCCGTGGGGCGCCAAGCGCGCTGCGTGACGCTTAGCGGGGAAGGGGCGGCCGAGCGCCGCCCCGCACACGCCGGAGGATGAGATGAACGTTGCGACAGTGGCAGACAAATACGCGCCGAAGCTGAGCCATGTGCCCGACACTTGGGGAGCGGTTGGCCATAACAACCCGACGGCGGACGAACCGACTCCCTACGACACCATCCGCCAAGAGATCGAAGACCTGTTCGACGAGGCCAAGAACTGGGCCGACGGCGAGCCGATCGCCAACGAGAAACAGGCCGATGCCGTGACGGCGCTGCTCGACATGGTGAACGACGCCATGAAGCGCGCCGACGAGGCGCGCAAGGAGGAGAAGCGCCCGCTGGATGAGGCCGCGGCCGAGATCCAGTCCAGGTACAACGCGCTTATCGGCAAGACCACGAAGCTCACGGGCCGCGCCGTGCTGGCCAAGGAGGCGCTGCAGGGGCTGCTGACGCCGTGGCGCAACAAGCTGGAGGCCGAGCGCCGGGCCGAAGCCAAGCGACTGGCGAAGGAAGCGGCTGACGCGGCTGCTGCGGCACAGGCCGCGATGCAGGCCAGCCGCGGCAATCTCGAAGAACGCGAGAAGGCCGAGGAACTGTACCAGGCCGCGCAGGACATCGAGCGCGTCGCGAAGCGTGCCGACAAGGCCGCCACGACCAAGACCGGCCTGCGCAGCGTGTGGACGGCCGAGATGGTGAATCAGGAAGCGGCTCTCGATTGGGCGTGGGGCTATGCGCCGGAACGCCTGCTGGCCGCGACACAGCAGCTTGCCGATGAGGCGGTGCGTGGCGGGCTGCGGAAGGTGCCGGGGTTCAAGGTGGAAGAGGAGCGCGTGGCGCGATGAGTGACGAAGAACTGCGTGCCGCGCTGTACGCGGCCTGCTTGGCGAGCGCTAGGGCCATGGGGCCTGCGCTGAAGACCATGTCGTGGTTCGGGCGCAACGTGCCCGGCACCAAGGCCACCACACCGTGACCCTAACCGCCACCGATATCCAGACGCTCATCGACGCCCTGCCAGCGCGCATGAGCGACAAGGGACTGCGGGTGCCGAGGGCCGCCCTGGAGTTTCGGGCCGGTGCTGTGCCGGGCGTGTCGCTCGAATGGCGGCGGGGGCCGTCCAGCACCTATCGCTGGTTCCCAGCCGCAACGGCGCAAGAGGCGCTGGACGCCGCAGTCAACTTCATCGCCGCGCTTCCTGCGGCTGAGTAGGACGAGAGATATGAGCACGAGAGAAGACGGCGGGCCGGCGTTCGCCAACATGACGGCCAATAGCTGCGGCCCTGTCAATCCTCGACGCGAAGGAATGAGCCTTCTGGACTATGCCGCCGTACATGCCGACATATCTAGCCTCGAGTTCGGCAACGTTTATACCCTGGCTACCTTCGTCGGCGTCGACCCGCTTTCGGTCACTCACGACACAGACACGCTCCTGTGTCTCGCCGCACGTGCCGCCGCCAAGGCCCGGTACATGTTCGCCGAAGCGTTCATCGCAGAGCGCGCCGCCCGCACCCGCAGCACCGAGCAGGAGGGGTGAGAGGTGGGCCCGCAACACACTCCTACGCCGTGGAATGTCCGACACGCATCTGCACACATGCATGCGCGCTTGGGGCCGTTCGTCGTCAAGAACTCCGCATCCGAACAGGATCTCGAGTTCGCTGCCGTCGCCGCCAACAATCACGACAACCTCGTGGAGGCGCTGGAGGCGATTGCCGCATGTCGCGTAGAGCGGTCAACCGCTTGGGCAGAAGAGCACGAGCCATGGCCCGACGACCACAAGCTGGTCGGCTATGACGGATGGTGGCTGACGGCCGGCATGGTCCGCAAAGCCCGCGCCACCCTCGCCGCTGTACGGGAAGGGCAGCCGAAATGAGCGAACTACTCATAGCAGCACCAATCATCATCATGGGCGCAGCCGCGGCGATCTTCTTCGAGATGAAGATGTCGCTCGGCGTTGCCGTCATCATCGGCGCTTACTTCTCGCTGGTTGGCGCCGTTGCTGTTGCCGCCGCGGGCCATTTCTTCGGCTAGCCCACCAGCACAGGACCCACACCATGCACATCACAGTTCAGCGCGCCGATCTGGCGCGAGCCCTTGCGGCTGTCTCGCGTGTCGTCGAGCGGCGCAACACCATCCCGATCCTCGCTTGCGTGCACCTGTCCGCCGACGGCGACACGCTCACGGTGCGCGCCACCGACCTGGACATGGAAATGTCCGTCAAGGCTCCGGCTGAGGTCATGCTGCCAGGCTGCACCGCAGTTGACGCCATCCGCCTCGGCGACGTCGTCAAGCGCCTCAGCGGCGACAGCGTCGCGCTGCAGGTCGACGGCGACACGCTTGTCGTGAAGTCCGGTCGGTCCAGATCCAAGCTGGCCACGGTCAGCCCCGACGACTATCCGGCGCTCAACGCCGGCGAGTTCACCGCCGAATTCGAGACGGACTTCGCCGCGCTCGTCGCGCCGGTTGCCTATGCGCAGTCGGACGAGGAGACCCGGTATTATCTGCGGGGCGTGTACCTGCATCACACCAGCGATGGGCTGGTCGCCGTCGCCACCGACGGCCACAAGCTGGCCAAGCGCCAGACCGACGTGTCGGTTTACGTGCCGGCGTCGATCGTGCCCAAGAAAGCCATTGCCGCGCTGCCCAAGGGCCCGGCCACGGTGGCGCTGTCGGGTTCCAAGATCCGCGTTTCTGCAGGCGACGTCGTGCTCACGTCGAAGCTCGTGGACGGGGTGTTTCCGGACTATGCCCGCGTCGTGCCGGAAGGCAATCCGCTGGCGGTGCGGGTGGACAAGGTGCGGCTTACCAAGGCCACCGAGCTCGCCATGACGGTGCAGGACACGCTGTCGAAGTCGGTGCGGCTCGACATTGCGCCGGGCGCCATCACGGTCACGGCCCGCGGTGCTGGCGGCGAGGCCGGCGAAGACATCGAGGCCGAGTACAGCGGCGAGCCGTTCAGCGTTGGGATCAACGGCGCCTACCTCGTCGAGACGCTGGCCGCGTTCGGTGCGGCGGAAGTCGAGATGCGGTTCGGTGATCCGCTTTCGCCAATCCTGTTCACAGCGGGCGGGGATCTGACCGCCGTCGCAATGCCGATGCGGGTTTGAGGGAAAAAGCCATGTGTGACACCAACACGATTGAGCCTTGGCGCTCGACGGCAGGAAGCGCGGCGAGCACCCAAGAGGTGCGGGCCGCCATCCGCAAGGCTACCGATGACGAAATCCTTGACGAGGTGGAGCGTCGCGGGCTTGAGGCTGAAATCATCGGCGACGAGGAAGACGACATCTATGAGCATGTCGTCGATACCAATCGGGAGGCCGTCCTCGACGCGCTCATCATGCTCAAGACCGGCCGCATCGACGACGGCATTGCCGCGCTCGAGCGCGAGTTCTTTCCGAAGTGGGCCGACAGCGCCGAATGCCAGCGCCAGTACAAGCTGGAGATGCTGCTGCAGGGCGGCAGGCCCACGTACCCCAGCGTCAGCTTCACCGTCACGTTGCCGGAGCCGGAAGAAGCACGGAGGGCGGCGTGATGGTGAACTGGCATCGCATCGAAGACATGGCCCCGCCAGAGCGCGAGTTGGTCATGGTTACCGGGCCAAGCGGCTATGTCACGCACAAGCAGTTCCTAGAGCTCGCTTACTATGACGAGGAATATCGCCCCTCGCGCGGTGGGCCTATCCGCTGGCTATCTGTGCAGAATGACGCGTTGTCTGACTTTAGCTACTTCCCGACACATTGGGCGCGCCCCATAGCCTTGCCTGGGCTTCCCGCCTAATGGCCCCACTACCCCAACCCACCACCAGCGCCACGGTCGAGGCGATCTATGCCGCGTATGTCGCCGCTAACGAGCACTATGACTCGCTCGGCATCAGCGTCGGCGAGATCGGCAACGAGTGCGACCGGGCGCTGTTCTATTCGCTCAGGTGGGCAAGCCAGCCGGAAGAACTGACCGGCCAGAAGATTTCCATCTTCCGCACCGGCGACATGTGGGAAGAGCGGCTTGTTGCCGACCTGCAGTCGATCGGGGTTGAGGTGTGGGGGCAGCAGGACCGTATCCGGCTAGTGCATGGGTTCGTCCGCGGTAAGTGTGACGGCAAGGCCATTGGCGTGCCGGAAGCGCCCGTCACGGAGCACCTTTGCGAGTTCAAGAGCAGCAACGATAAGAACTTCAGGGATATCGTCGCCAAAAAGTGCAAGGACGCAAAACCTTTGCACTACGCCCAGGTGCAGCTTGGGATGCATATGTTCGGTCTGTCCCGTGCGCTATACGTCGTTGTGAACAAGAACGACGACGCCAGATACGCCGAGCGCATCAACTACGACGCCGATTATTGCCTGCGAACTCTGGCGCGCGCCGAACGCATCGTATTCACCGACACGCCGCCGTCGCGGCTTTCGGAGGATCCTGAATTCTACAAGTGCCTGCTCTGCAAGCACCACGCGGTTTGCCATGAACGCGAGATGCCGCGGGTGACGTGCCGCTCATGCATCCACGTCCAGCCGGAGCGGGGCGGCGATTGTCAGTGGTCTTGCGCTCGCTGGTCAAAGCCGCTCTCGCTCGACGAGCAGCGGGAATCGTGCCCAGCGCATCTCTTTAATCCGGGCTTTGTGCCGGGCCGCCAGGTCGATTGCGACCCGGATCTGGAATCTATCACCTACGAGCTCGCCGATGGGACGCTTTGGACCGACGGCGCCAGCAACGACAACGACAACGAGGCGGCAGAGGAGGCTGCGTAGTGGGTAACATCTTCTTCACCAGCGACACGCATTTCAGCCACGCCAACTTCCTCACGTTCCGCGACGTGGCCGGCAGTGTCATCCGTCCGTTCGCCTCCGTTGAGGAGATGGACGAGACCATGATTGAGCGATGGAACAGCGTCGTGCGCGACGGCGACAAGGTCTATCACCTTGGCGACGTGTCCTTCGACAAGTCACGCTGGCCGGTTATCGCGGCCCGCTTGCGCGGCTCGAAGCGCCTCGTGCTTGGCAACCACGACGACATCAAGCGCTTCGACCTGTCCGCCCATTTCAAGCGCGTGCAGCTATGGCGCGTGTTCAAGGAATACGACTTCACCTGCAGCCACATCCCGCTTGCGTCGGACCAGATGCGCACGGGGTTCAATGTGCACGGCCATATCCACGAGAAGCCTGAGCCATCGCCGCGGCACATCTGCGTTTGCGTCGAGCGGACCAATTACACGCCGGTGCACCTAGACGACATCCGCGCCGAGATCGCGCGTCGTAGCTGGGCGGCGGAAGCCGCCTGACATCCAGCACCAGCCCAGTCCGCCACCCCCTCCACGCAGGACACCCCGATGCACGCACACAACGACAACACCCCTACGCCTTCTTCCATCGCCGCCACCCGCCCCGCGGCCTTCGACGCGATGCTGATGCAGTACCGGCCCGGTCTGTCGAGCCTTGCCTACCGGCTCGGCTTCCGCGGCGAGGAACGTGAGGACCTGGTCACCGACACCATCATCCACTGCCTGAAGAATTGGCAGGACTACAGAGGCGCGGCGCCGTGGGAGTACCTGCGGTGGCAGATGCTCAACATCTGCAAGTCGTATCGCACGCAGGAACAACGCAAGCGCATGTTCGTGACCCGCAACGACATACCGATGACCGGCACGCCAGCCACGCAGGAGCAGTCCACAGACCTTAGCCTCATAGCCCGCCGCCTGAATGGCCGTGGCGGCGCCATCCTTGCCAGGGTGGCCGTGGGCGAGACCTTCACGGAGGTCGGCAAGAGCATGGGCATCTCGCGGCAGCGGGCACAGCAGCTTGAGCGCGAGGCCCGGCAGCGGCTGGTGGCGGGCATGGGCGCGGAGCGGAGGGCCGCGGCGTGAGGATCGTGAGCGAAGCCGAGTTCGCCGACCGTATCCGCGGCTTGCTGACGGGCGATGACGGCAAGCCCGCGACGGCATACGGCGACGTCGGCAGCGTCACCGGCCCCGGCCGCAGCGGCGCTGTGGCAGCGGTCTATGCCAGCCACATCCTGCACGTGCCGTTCATCCCGTACGGCGCGGTCGTTCCGACGCATCTTGGCCGGTTGCTCATCATCGACACCGCCATGGAAAGCGGCGCCACGCTGCGCAAGGCGGAGCGCCGATATCGCGACGCCGACCCTATCGTCGTGGCCTGCTACCACGAGCCTCCGCGGGTGGCGTTCTGGTACGAGGCGCCCAAGCCTCAGCGCTACCGGCATGAGCGGCGCGGGGCGAATGATAACCACGTCGCACGCGAGGCTGCCTAATGGCGCTGCGCTACTACCAAAGAGAGGCGATCGACGCGACGCTGGATTACTGGTCCGGCGAAAGCGGGAATCCGCTCATCGACATGGCGACCGGGACCGGGAAGTCCATGACCATGGCGACGCAGGCCGTTGAGCTTATCAACGACTACAAAGACCTGCGTATCATGAACTGCGCCCATGTCCAGGAGCTCGTCGAGGGCAACTATAAGGAGATGCTCGGCCTCGCCCCTTTCGCGCCGGCGGGGGTGTATGCCGCTTCGCTTGGGCAGCGCAACACGCGCGCCCAAGTGCTGTACGGCCAGCTGCAGACCGTATGGAACAAGGCCAAGGAAATCGGCGGCGTCGACCTGCTGCAGATCGACGAGGTGCACACCGTCCCGGAAGACGGCAACACGATGTACAGGTCGCTCATCAGCGATCTGCTAGCCATCAACCCGGATATGAAGATCGCCGGGTTCAGCGCCACGCTGTACCGCCTCACATCTGGCCGCCTGGATGAGGGCGACGACCGGCTATTTGACAAGGTCGTCTACGAATACGGCATCCGGCGTGGCATCGACGACGGCTTTCTCTGCCCCATCACGTCGAAGCCCACCGGCACGAAGTACGACCTGTCCGGCGTTGGGCGCGCCATGGGCGAGTACAAGCTCGGCGAGTACACCAAGGCCGTCGACACCGACGAGTTGAACCGGCGCATCGTGGAGGAGGTGTTGGACGTCGAAGGGCATCGCCGCAAGGCACTGTTCTTCTGCCGCGGCATTGAGCACGCCACACATATCCGCGACGCTATCCGGGCGGCTGGTCGAAGCTGCGAAGTGGTGAGCGGCAGGACGCCGAAGGGCGAGCGCCGCAACCTCATTGAGGCCCTGAAGGCTGGCAAGCTGTGGGCGCTCAGCAATGACAACGTCTTGTCCACCGGCACCAATATCGTCGGCGTCGACCTTATCGTGGATCTCTACAAGACCCTTTCGGCGAGCCGCTACGTCCAGCGCGTCGGCCGCGGAACGCGTGTCATTTACCCGCCGGGGTTCGACCCGGATGCAGTCGAGGCCGAAGCAAGGCGCGCGGCCATCGCGTCGTCGATCAAGCCCAACTGCCGCTACATGGACTTCGCCGGCAACATCGATGAGCACGGCCCGGTAGACATGATTTCCCCGCGGACTCCGGGGAAGGGTGACGGACAAGCACCGATTAAGCTCTGCCCGACCTGCGAGGAAATCGTCCATGCCGCGGCACGTATCTGTACCTGCTGCGGCCACGAATTCGAATTCGACACCACGCCGAAGTATTCCGCCAAGCCCAGCGAGGCGGTGATCATCTCCACGCAGGAGGACTGGCGCACTGTCGTTGGCCGCACGTTCCGGGAGCACATCAACAAGGATCCCGCCAAGCCGCCGAGCGTGAGGGTGGACTACAGGCTTGGGCTGTCGACACAACGGGAATGGTTGTGCCCCCAGCACACCGGCTACGCCAAGTCGAAGGCAGATAGGTACTGGGCGAAGCACGGCGGAGACCGGCCGTTCCCGGCCAGCGTTGAGGAATGGCTGCGTAGGGCGGACGAGCTCGCGCCGACCATGGAGGTACGGCTCAAGCCGGCCGGCAAGTACCAGGACGTCATTGACTGGAAGCCCGGCGGCGCCAACGACAATTACGAGCCGGCGCCGAAGTTGGCGCGGGCTGTGGGTGGTCCGTCGCGAGTGGCGGACTTGGACGACGAGATACCCTTCTGATGGAGCGCAACATGCACGAGCCGTTGCCGCAAGGCCCCTTTGGCTGCCTGCTCGCGGATCCGCCCTGGCGATTCACCAGCTATGGCGGCGCGCATCTGGCCCCGACGCAGGGCGTGCAGCCCTACAGCACGATGTCGCTCGACGACCTCAAGGCGCTGCCCGTCGCCGAGGTGTCGGCGCGCGATTGCCTGCTGTTTATGTGGACCGTTTCGCACCTGCAGCGCGAGGCCATGGATGTCGCCGCGGCGTGGGGCTTCAAGCCGGTCTCGCTCGCCTTCATCTGGGACAAGGGGCGCATGGGTATGGGCTACTGGACGCGGCAGGAGGCTGAGGTCTGCCACCTGTTCAAGCGCGGCAAGCCCAAGCGGCTGGGCAAGGGAGTGCGGCAGATCATCCGGGCACTCCGCCGTGAGCACAGCCGCAAGCCGGACGAGCAGTACGAGCGCATAGAGCGCCTGGTGGCCGGGCCGTATCTCGAGATGTTCGCTCGTCAAGCGTGGCCGGGATGGACGGCGTGGGGGCTGGAGACGACGAAGTTTGAGGCGGCGAATGACAACGCTGAGGTGCGGGCATGCGCGTAGAGCAGATTGGTGATTGCACGCTGTATCTCGGCGACTGCATGGAAGTGATGCCGACGCTTGGTCGTGTTGATGCGGTTGTGACGGACCCGCCGTATGGGATCGACTACGGCCGATCGGGCGGCTTCAGCGCGAGCCACGGGTGGGGGCCGTGGCGGGAGAACGTATCATGGGATGCCGAGCGCCCCTCAAAGGAAGTATTCGATGCTATTATCTCGGCCTCTAAGCATCAGATAATATGGGGCGGTAATTATTTTACAGACTATCTTGCCCCCACCATGCAGTGGCTGGTCTGGGATAAAGGGCAGAGAAACTTTTCTCTTGCGGACTGTGAGTTTGCATGGTCTTCGCAGCAGAAGGCGGCCCGCATATTCACCTATGCTAGAGCGAAGGCAAAAAACGACGGAAAAGAACACCCAACGCAAAAGCCTATAGAGTTGATGGCGTGGTGCCTCGGTTTCGTTAAGGGCGCCACCACCATCCTAGACCCCTTCATGGGCTCAGGAACCACGGGCGTTGCATGCGTCAAGGCTGGCCGCAAGTTCATAGGCATAGAGCGCGAGCCGACATACTTCGAAGTCGCTTGCCGCCGCATTGCGGACGCCTACAAGCAGCCCGACATGTTCGTCGCCGCCGCACCCGCCAACGACAACACCGTCACCGCATCGCTCTTTGGTGACGCCGCATGACCGCCCCCCAGCGCCTCAACAACTACCTCATCTGCGCCGTCTGTGGCCGACCCGGCGTTGGTCTTGGTTGGGCTCCGCCACCAGCGTGGCCATACCACCCGCCAGACCCCGTCGCCTGGCTCTGTGACGACACCGACTGCATCCCACTCGCAAGGGACACGTATCGCATGCCTCAGCCCAAGCTTACCCGCATCGAGCGCCTGGCCGTCCACGAGGGCGGCGAAGCCGGCGGGGCGTATCTCGACGAGATCGGAAAGACGGACCTCGCCAGCCTGACGGAGGACGAGTGGTTCGAATTCCTGGAGCGTGTCGAGGCCGGGCGCCGCGAGGCGCTGGTGACGACGCTGAAGCATGAAAGTCCGTTTTGATGGAATCCGCGTACACCGCCAACTTAGATGATCTTCCGTGGAACAAGAGGCCAATGCATCGGGCGCGGTGCAGCGGTTCAATGAAGTATGCCCACCTGGGGAAGATCATCTGTTCGAGCGGGTCTGTTCAATACAAAGCCTTTTGCCCAGAGTGCGGCGGCAAGGGGACGGACTTGCCGTACGAGCAGATAATCGGCCTCGATGACGAACTAATTCCCGTTCTAAGGGCACACCAAATCACGCCATGTGAGAGATGCGGCTCAATGGAAGGGTCAGAAGTACACCATTGGGCGCCCTCTCACCTATTCGAGGACTCTAACGAATGGCCGACTAGTCATTTGTGCCGCAAGTGCCACGCCGAGTGGCATCGCATCGTTACCCCGAATATGTCAGCCAAGAGGGCCGCGTAATGCTCGGCGGCAATGCCACCATGACCAACTCCCCCTATTCCCGCTGCGGCGCCGAGCTCGTAGACATGGGTTATGCCGCCATCCCCGTGATGCCCGGCAGCAAGCGCCCAGGATCTATGTCGAATGGCCAGTGGTACGGCGACATGGACTGGAGCCGGTTCTGCGACCGTCTGCCGACCGAAATAGAGACCAACATTTGGTCCCGATGGGAGGACGCCGGCGTCTGCGTGGCCATCGACAAGGCACTGAAGGTCATCGACCTGGATACCGACGACGCTGAATTGCGTGCGGCGATCGAAGCTGTGCTGCCGACGACAGACACCGTGAAGAAGCGCGGCAACAAGGGATATAGCGCGTTTTTCCGCGGCTCTGAGGCCATCGTCAACAGGCCGTTCAATCTCATATTGCCGGGCGGCTTTGAGAGCCGCGTCATCGACCTGCTCGCCCACGGCCGCCAAACGGTCCTCCCGCCGACGCTGCACCCCGACACGGGTAAGCCTTACGAGTGGCTGACCGACGACACGTTGATGGATACGCCCATCGACAAATTGCCGGAGCTGCCGGACGATATCGCCGACAGGCTGGCGGATGCGCTGCGCCCGTTCGGAACGGTGCAGGAGCATCGCCAGGCTAGGCGGTCTGGTGAGGAGATATTCGGCGACACCATCTGGCGCGAAGCGAACAGCCACGCGCTCGAGCACCTCGACATGTGGGTACCTGATCTTTTCGGGCGGGAGGCCAAGCGCCAGCGCGATGGCACTTACAGAGCGCGAGCCTTCTGGCGAGGGGTGGAGAATTTCAACGTCGGCATTCACCCCGACGGCATCACGGATTGGGGCGCGAGCCGCCCCTACACTCCCATCGACCTGGTCATGGCGGCCAACTGCACCTCGTATCACGAGGTTGCCTATAAGTGGCTTATCGAGCGAACAGGGTTCGCCCCGAAGGAGGACAAGTGGACCCTTGGGGCTATGCGTAGCGCCGCCATCTTGAGCGCCAAGGCCAACGCAGCCCGCGCCGACATCGCGGTTGTGCAGCCGCAGCAAATCGTCCCGGCAGCGCCCGACGACGACGTGGTAGAAATCGCCCCGGTGCGCGCGCCGCGGGCAAAGCTTGATCCGTTCTCCCCGGAGGTCGCCGGCGGACTCATCGAACTGATTTCGCAGTGGATCATGGACACCGGCCGTCGGCCCGTGCCGGAATTTGCGGTGATGGCCGCGGCCTCATTCGTCGGCACGATGTTCGGAAGGCAGGCCATAGGGCCGACTGGTGCTGGGCTGAACACGTACATGGTCGGCATTGCCGGCCCAGGCTTTGGCAAGGAGCACCCCCAGAAGTCGCTCCACACCCTAGCCATGGACACGCGCAAGCAATACCTAATCGGTCCCGGCGAGGTGACATCCGGCAGCGCGATCGAGAAGGTGTGCCGCTCCAATCCGGTCTTCGTGATGCCGTGGGACGAAATGGGCGTCGTGCTCCAGTCCGTCACTGGCAATGGATCCTCGGCGTGGGCCAAGACCATCCGCAAGGTGCTCCTCGAGGTGTTCTCGAAGTCCAACGGCGTATGGTCTGGGAAGGAGCACGCGGATCCTCAGCGCATGTCGTCAACTGAGCCGATTCATTGCCCTACGGTGTCCCTCCTTGGCATGTCGACGCCAACCACGTTCTATCGCGGCCTGACCGAGGAGACCCTGTCGGACGGCTTCATTGCCCGCCTCATCGTCGTGGAGGTCAAGCAGCGCCCAGAACGGCAGGACGCACCCCCGCAGCAGATAACGCCGCCCTCGCTTATCGATGCCATCAGCAAGGCTCACGAGGCATTGCCAGGCGGTACGGTGGCCAAGGTGAACTGGCGCAACGCGGTGATGCGTCCGACGCTCTACACGGTGCCGTGGGCCAGTACCGAGGCAGAGCGGCGCTGGCTGTCCATTGAAGACTGGCAGATATCCCAAATTGAGGACCATGGCGCCCACGAGGGGCTGATGGGCCGAACGGCAGAGCACGTCATCAAGTTGGCGACGATACGCGCACTGTCGCGAGACCCGTCTAAGCCGTCGGTGGATGTTGACGATGTGGAGTGGGGCTATGGCATCGTACAGCGCTCCATAGACTGCATCGACGCGGGCATCGCGGACTATATGGCCGGCTCGCAGTTCGAAGAGCTATGCAAGGCTATCGTCGCCAATCTGCGGCGGGCCGAGGACGGCACCATGCGGCTGTCCCATCTCGTGCGCCGCAAGGGCATCTCAAAGGCCGACGACAGGATGGTGAAATCCGCCCTGGAGCGTCTCACGCTGGCGGGCGATATCCACGCGCCGGAGGCGTCGGCCAACGGTGTCAGAATACGCCTAAAACAGGCCGCGTAAGAGCGTGCATTTCATTTTGCACGCTCGGCCTGTTTTGCACGCTCTCGTCGGCGAGCGTGCGGAGCGTGCAACGAGCGTGCAAAAAATTTGCACGCCATTTCTTCAACAATATCAATAACATATATATAGAGCGTGTAAAAACACAATACATATATATTTCTTCCTATTTGGGTGATGAATCCGGGGAGGGAGTATATATTTACACGCTCGGTTTTTTGGTAGCTCGGTTGCAATATGCCGAGCAGCGCAACCGAGGACTCTCCCCATGCCCCGCACCGTCACCCGCAAGCGCACCCGCACCACGGCGAACGGCACGAAGGTCGTGACGACCAGCACGGCCTCGGCGCCGGACCTGGAGTGGCGACTGCAGGCCGAGGCTGTGCGCCGCTTGCGCGCTAGGCCGGACTATGCCGCCTCTGCCGTCATGCCCGGCGCGTTCACTCTGGCCGGCGATTTCAACGCGGCTCGCCGCAGCCCGCGGGAGGCGACCATCGCCAAGGCCACCGGGATTGCGGCGGGCGACCCGGACTTGCGGATCTATGCCAGCCACGGCCGGCTACTGATGATTGAGCTCAAGGCCGAGAAGGGCAAGGTGAGTGAGGAGCAGATTGACCGGCACGCCCTCCTCATCGGCCTGGGCTACGTGGTGGTGACGATCCACGCCACAACGCCGGAGGAGTGCGCCGACCTCGTCGAGGCGACGGTGGAGGAGTGGCTGGCGGCGGGCGTTGGTGGGGCTGCCAACGATAACGCCCCGCTAGCAGCCTGTGCATAGCTCGCGACATCTGCAGATACCGGCGCGCTTTCCTAGCGCCATAGCGGTCAAAACACTACCTATCCGTCAGAAACACGACAGCGCGCATACCCCGCAATCCCCACAGGAGCCCGCCGTGTGCGACGCTGACAACGACAACGTGCCTACCGATGCCACCCCCGCCAAACCCAAGTGGCGCGAGGCCAATCCCGAGCTTGCTGCGGCATCTGCGGAGTTGGCCAACCGTCATCGCAAGGAGAAGGCCGCGGTGGAGAAGGCCGAGGCCAAGTCCTGCCGCAGGGCCGGGGCGCGAGCGCGCCACCGCCAGATCCTCGGCGAGGACTGGGACGGCAAGCCTGACAACGACAATGGGTGGCCCCTGGCCCGTGCCCTGCTCGACGACGACAAGCGCCACTTGCTGAAGTACGCCATGGCCTATCGTCGGATCGAGTCGAGCGCGAATAGCCAGGCCCTGCTGGGCGGCTCCTCGCTCGGCTTCGAGCCGGTGCAGATCGACCAGCGCACCTGGGTCCGTCCCGATGGGGCGCTGGTGTACAAGGGCGAGCGCAAGATTACCGCGGCGGGCTATGCCAGCGAGATGCCGCCGGTGCAGAAGACCAGCACCACGGAAACCACGATGCGGCCCGCGGCTCCGGTTCCGAAGCCGTGGCGCGGCGACGAGCGGGTGAATGCCATGATCGACAACCAGCGACGGCTGGCACGGATCAAGGCGGCGCTCGGCCCCGTTGTCGAGCCCTTCGAGCGGCTGTGCATCGACGGCGCGACGCTCGAGGTGGTCGGACGCGAGCTCGGTTCAAACGGCAAGGCGCGAGCCGAAGCGACGGCAAAAGCGGTCGCTATCATGGCGCTCTACACCATCGCAACGCAGCTTGGGCACCTGAAATACGAAGACGTGCCAAAAGCAGCGTGATTGGAGCTATACCCAAGTAATTGCAGATAAAGCAGAATTAGCGACTGCCACAATTCGAACACACGACCAAGCGGTTAAAGTGAAGGTATGAAATTGGAGCTTGATGCTCCTACCGCTTGGGGTGAATGCCGTCCAGTGCGCCGCTGACTAAGGGCCACCTCTGGAGCCGCCCCATTCCTATAGACGCAGTGTCCAGCGCTGGCCCCTAGTAGGCACGCCGAACGGAATAAGCCGGCTGCGTCTACCCATCATCGCTGGCGCTCTCCTCCGCCGCGATGACTGCGCCGGGATCCCCTGCTGAGGCGGGTGCGGGTCCCGGCGCGTTTGGATTGCCCAGCGGGGGCAACGAAGTCACCGGGTATAAACCGGGCCGCTGGGGTCCTAGGCCAGCGAGCGAGTGGCGTACAGGGGTATGGACGACGGCTTCGCCGGACAACGTTCACCTGTTCCACTCTTCGATCGACGTGCAGCACCGGAGCTTCGGCTCTTGCTGGTCATAGGCTCACCGCATGGGAGCCCACGTCGAAGCATTTCGCGGCTGTCCTCATGGCGAGGCAACAGGCTTCCAACCTGCGAAGCCCGGTTCGATTCCGGGTGGCCGCTCCAGTTCGTCACCCCATCCAAACGAGGATCCACCCATGACCTACTTCTGGAACGCCGTCATTCGCACCGCCGAAGCCATGCTTAGGGCTGCCGGGGCGAAGTAGGGCGATGGGTGGACTCAACGATTTACAGCGCGCCATAGCCCTGGCGCGCGACAAGCAGCATCGATACGACGTTCGCATGTCGCGCTTCATGGAAGCGGAAGAAGTCGCCGAGCGGGAAAATCGAGATCTTCTGCTGCGGGAGATAAATGCCTGGTTCGGGTCGTCTTTTGAGTTCAATAAAGCCAGGCAAAAGCGGCTTGGTGTTCCTCCCGCCAATTGGCATTCGGCCAAGTTGGCAACTGGAGAATCTACACATCGATACTTTGATGAACCTCGCATGAAGGCTGCTAGCGAGGCCGTCAGGGCGGGCTATGTTTTCTCTTAGGCCGCCCGACATGCTCCCCGCCTTCGCCCTCTGGTTCTGGCTCATGGCCGTCGGCTATGGCGCCGTCACGCTGCAGGTGCCTCATGGTCCTACGCTGTAGCGCTACCATCGGGCGCTTCCTGACCAGCAACCCGATCTTCGGCTCGCGCAAGTTCGTCACGGTGGTGACGCCTTCCGGCAGCTGGGCTTGGCCCATCCCGCCGGATGATGCCGTTCCGGCTGGCATGTAGGCGCCAGCGATGTGGTTCAACGCCTTCGTAGCCCTGGGCTGCATCATGATCTGGTGCGCCGTCCGCAGCGTTCTCAAGAGGAGCAAGACTTGAGCGAAGAATCCCTCTCGCACTGGGGCATGTTCCCGGACGTCGCCAGCTACGACAACGGCACCCAGGTTGCTCTGGTCTCCGGTGGCCCGGCCATGACCGTGATTGGCGGCAAGGACGGCTATTCGCTCGTGGCGTGGTTCATCGGCGAGCAGCTACAGCAGGCGCTGTTCCCGGTTGAGGCGCTGTTCTGCCTCGACGAGGAAGAGGACGACGTGCTGTATGCCAACGAAGACGGCGAGACGCTGCACTGACCAACGCAGCGCAGAGGCTGGCCAGTACCGCAAGCTGTACGACACGGCACGGTGGAAGCGCCTGCGCAGCATGGCGCTAGCAGAGCAGCCCCTGTGCTGCATGTGCCTAGCCGATGACATCGTTACCGAGGCCACGGTGGTGGACCATGTGCGCCCGCATCGCGGGGCGGAGGCGCTGTTCTTCGACGCTGGCAACCTGCAGTCGTTGTGCAAGACGCACCACGACAGGGACAAGAGCGCGATGGAGCGGGGCACGTTCGTGCAGTTCGGCCCTGATGGATGGCCCATAGGAGACTGACATGGCCTGTCACCACTGCGGCAAGGCAAGGCGTGCAGTGGTGCAGGCTGCCAAGGCGGCAGTCAAAGGCGACACTGAGGTGGCGAAGGCTGCGGTCAAAGACGTCTTCGAGAGCGTCAAGGCGAAGGTTGCCGATCACAAGGCAACAAAGTAAGGCCAACCATATAAGTCATTGATAGTTATATAAGATTTCGCGCGTGTCGGGCAGGGGATCGGTGGTATACCACATGCCACACGCCAGACGAAAGAATATTGCGTTTCGAGGTCGTTTTAAGCAACATTCTTTCGTGTTGCAGAAATATCACGTGACATTTTTGCAACAGGAGGGGGTGGGTCGATTTTCTAGGGCGTTTGACCCTACTACCGGCGGCCCCAGTCGTGTATTAAATCCCGCAGGTTTCGAGATTTATTTTTTGGCGCTAAGTTTTGCGGCGGAGCAACGCTCAACGCCGATTTTTGAATACTAGCAGGAATCACTTATGGGCGCAAGAGGTCCGCGCCCCGAAACGCCGGAAATGCAGGCGCTAAAGGGCAATCCCGGAAAGCGAAAGCAGCGAGCGCCGTCAACACGGCCCGCCGGCGACGTGTATATTCCGAACTATCTTGAGGGCGACGCGCGCGATTGCTTCGAGATGATTGTCTCGGCGATGCCGCCGCAGACCTACGCCTCGACCGACGCGGGTGGCATCTCGATTTACGCCGTGGCCTGGGCGGACCACAAGCGCGCGACTGAGGCGCTGAAGGTTGAGCCGCCGCTGGTGCCTGGCGCGACCGGGAATCTGGTGCCGAACCCCTGGTTCAAGATCCGCAACGAGGCGGCCCGCATCATGATGTCGATGGGCGATCGCCTTGGGCTGGACCCGAAGGCGCGATCGGCGCTGACGCCGAAGGCGGAAAAGCCAAAGAGCAAGTTCGCCGGCCTCATCGGCGGCAAGTAGGATTAGCGTATGGCCGTGCAACGGCCCGAATGGGCGCGCCGGGGAGACGGCGTCACCAAAGCCGGTTTGGCTCGCGCTCAGCGTGTCATCGACTTCATCGAACTGCTGAAGGTGCCGTCCGGCGAGGGGCAGGGCGGCCTGCTGAAGCTTCGCCCTTGGCAGAAGCAGTTCATCATCGACCTGTACGCACCGCACAAGGGCGCAAACCGAAAAGTGCGGCGGGCCATCCTGTCGGTGGCTCGTAAGAACGGGAAGACCGCGATAATCGCGGCCATCGCGCTGGCGCACCTAATTGGCCCGGAAGCCATCCTGAACGGCGAAATTTACTCCGCGGCGAACGACCGCGAGCAGGCCGGCCAGGTGTTCAAGTTCATCCGGCAGCTGGTTGAGGCCGACGAGGAACTGGCGCAGATCCTGACCATCGTGCCATCGACTAAGACGGTGGTGTGCAAGTCGAACGGCTCGTTCTACCGCGCCCTGTCGGCCGACGCCGGCACAAAGCACGGCCTGAACCCGTCGGTGTGGATCTACGACGAGCTCGCGCAGTCGCGCAATTCCGAGCTCTACGATGTGCTCAACACGTCCCAGGGCGCGCGGCAGGAACCGCTGGGGCTGGTTATCTCGACGCAGTCACCAGACCCGGAGCATCCGCTGTCGAAGCTGATCGACGACGGGCTGGTGGCGAACGACGACCGCATCCTGGTGCATCTGTATTGCGCCGACGACGAGGCCGACATCCTGGACAAGGATGCCTGGGCCGCGGCGAACCCGGCGCTGGGCGATTTCCGCTCGTTGGAAGACCTAGCCGCGCTCGCCGACGAGGCCGATCGCCAGAAGTCGAAGGAAGCGGCGTTCCGCAACCTGTACCTGAATCAGCGCGTCGACCAGCAGACGCCGCTCATTGCACGCTCGGAATGGAAGGCGTGCCAGACCGGCAAGACGCTGGTGCCCGGCGAGGGCATCTATCTCGCGCTCGACCTGTCCGGCGTGCACGATCTGACGGCCCTGGTGGGCACGTCAGCGGAGCCGGGCGAGGAGCGCATCGGCGCGTGGTTCTGGAAGCCGAAAGAGTTCCTGAACGACCACGCCCGCCGCGACCGCGCGCCGTATGATGTATGGGCCTCCGACGGTTGGCTCGAGACGCCGCCAGGTCGCGCTGTGGATTACTCCTACGTAGCGCGCCGCATCGGCGAACTGCGCGACGAGTACAACATCCTTGGCCTGGCCTATGACCGCTGGCGCATCGAGCAGTTGCTCGTCGAGTTCCAGCGGCTCGGCATAGGCGCCTACATCGACGGCAAGGACGCTGCTGGTGAGGGCATCCGGCTCATTCCGTGGGGGCAGGGCTTCCGCGACATGTCGCCGGCCGTCGAGGCGCTTGAGGCGTCGGTGGTTCACCGGCGGCTGGGGCACAACGGCAACCCGGTGCTCGGCTTCTGCTTCGCCAACGCAATTGTGGTGCAGGATCCGTCCGGCAATCGCAAGCTCGACAAGTCCAAGACGCGGTTCCGCATCGATGGCGCGGTGGCCACGGCCATGGCGCTGGGGCTGAAGGCGCGGGAAGTGGCGGCCAACCCAGCGACCACCTCCCCCTGGGACGACCCAGAGTTCTCGATTCTCTCCCTGTAACGGCGGAAAAATGAAGATATTCGGTTACGATATCCGCCGAACGGGGGAGAAACGTGCGGCAACGATTGAAAACCCCACAATCCCGGTAAGCCACGAGAACTTTCTGGAGTTCTTCGGCGTCGGCGGCGCCAATATTCCGCACGTCACGATAGACAGTGCGCTGCAGGTGCCGGCTGTCGCCGCTGCGGTGACGTTCCTGTCGCGGACCATGGCTGCCCTGCCGCTACACGCCTATCGCAAGACCAAGAGCGGTTCGGAGCGCGTCGGCGGCAAGCTGGAGGCGGTGGTCCACGACGCACCAAACGACCTGCAGGATAGCTTCAAGTTCCGCCAGTATTTCTGGCAGCAGGTGTTCACTGGCGGGCGCGGACTGGCGTGGATTGAGCGCACACCGCAGGGCATCGAGGCTCTTTGGCCCCTGGATCCGGCCAAGGTCACGGTCTCCCGCATTGGCGGGGTGGTAACTTACCGCACAGAGGGTAGGGAGTACCCGGCGCGCGACGTGATCGACTTGCCGTTCATGCTCAAGTCGAACGGCATCGACCATAAGGGGCCGGTGCAGATGGCCGCCAAGGCCATCCAGCTTGCCCTCGCCATGAACGACTACGCCAGCCACTTCTTTGCCGGTGGCGGTGTCCCGCCACTCGCACTGACCGGCCCGCTTCCTGTGGGCCCGGAGGCCCTTGCTCGCGCTAAGAGCGAAATCAAGCGCGCGATCGAAGGCGCCAAGTCCCGAGACGAGCAGGTATTTTCCATCCCGCCGGGCTACACATTGGCGCCTGTCGGTTTTGATCCCGAAAAGGGGCAGATGACCGATGCGCGGCGGTTCCAGATCGAAGAGATCGCCCGCGCGTGGCAGTTGCCGCCTGTGTTTCTCCAGGATCTGAGCCGGGCGACGTTCTCGAATGCCGAGCAGCAGGATCTGCACCTCGTCAAGCACCTCATCGGCCAGTGGGCCGAGGCGTTTGAGGGCGAAGTGAACTTGAAGCTGTTCGGCCGCGGCAACACCAGCCGCTACGTCGAGCACAATCTTGATGGCCTGCTCCGCGGCGACTTCAAGAGCCGCATGGACGGGTATGGCGTCGCGATTCAAAACGGCATTCGGACTCCGGATGAGGTCCGCGGTCTGGAGAACCTGCCACCCAAGGGCGGGCCGGCCGAAAAACTGTATATCCAGGGCGCCACGGTGCCGCTGGGGACGCAACCACAGCAGGGCGAGCCGGCAGCGCCGACCGCCAATGACAACGACCAGCAAAGCGAAGACGAGGCGGCAGCCTGATGACCAAGTTTGAAAAGCGCGGCCTTGCGGGCGTTGAGGCGCGCGCCGATGGCGACAAGCGCACGCTGACGGGCTACGCCGCGGTCTTCAATTCCGACACCAGCATCGGCGACTTCTTCATTGAGCGCATCGCCCCCGGCGCGTTCGATAAGACGATCGGCGACGACATCCGCGCCCTGATCGACCACGACACGGGGCGCGTGATCGGTCGCACCAAGTCCGGGACGCTCCGGCTTTCGGTCGATGCGCATGGCCTCAAGGTCGAGATCGATGTGCCCGACACCCGCGATGGGCAGGATCTGCTCACACTGGTGGAGCGCGGCGACATTAGCGGCATGTCCTTCGGCTTCCGCGTGACGAAGCAGGAGTGGCAGGAGAAGACCGGCGAGATTCCGATCCGCACCATCCTCGAGGTAGAGCTTTTCGAGGTTAGTGCGGTGGCGTTCCCGGCTTACGAAGACACCGAGCTTGCCCTGCGCGACCGTGAAGCGGCGCGCAGCGAGCAAGAGGGCGAGGCCGAGCGCAGGAAGCGCGACGCAGCTGCTGCCGCCCGGCGCATAGCCGAGCGCAAGGCCCGCATGGAACAGCAAATTCGGGGCATCCGGCAGGACGCTTCGTAACTGCCGCTATCGGCAGAAGTCACCCGGCGCAGCCGGAGGGCCGGACGGTAGTCCTGCCATTTTCCACACACGGCCCGCCTCGATGGCGGGCTTTTTTATTGGAGATGAGGATGACCTTCATCGAACTGAACGAGAAGCGCGGCAAGCTGGTTGCCCAGGCCCGCGAAGCGATCGAAGAGATCAAGAAGAACACCGACGAGGCCCGCTCGGCCGAGCTTGAAGCCCGCCACGACGCGATCATGGCGGAGTTCGACAAGATCGAGAAGACCATCGAGCGCGAGCAGAAGGTCGCCGACGCCGAGGCTCGCTTTGCGGCCCGCGCCGAGGAAGAGCGCAAGAAGCAGCGCCCGAAGGGTGAAGACGTCGACACCCGCGGCCAGGACGATGGCGACGCTCTCGATTACCGCACCGTGTTCTACACCTACCTCGCCCGCGGCGCCGACCTTGGCGAGCTTTCCGCTGAAGAGCGCAAGGTTCTGCGCGATGGCGCGGTGAAGCTGCAGAACGGCCAGTTCCGCGCGCAGACCACCTCTGCGACCGCCGGCGGCTACACCGTCCCGACCGAGCTCGCGAACTTCATCGTCAAGTCGATGAAGGCGTGGGGCCCGATGTATGACGAGGACATCTGCACCGTCATCAACACCTCGAGCGGCCACCCGATCAAGATCCCGACCGTTGACGACACCGCCGTCACCGCCGAGAAGAAGGCCGGCGAAGGCGTTGCCCTGACCGACGACGGCGGCAAGGACGTCACCTTCGGCCAGAAGTCGCTCGACTCCTACGGCTATGACACCGAGTTCGTCCGCTTCTCGCTGGAACTCGCGCGCGACTCGATCTTCAACATCGAGCAGCTGCTCGGCGAGCTCCTGGGCGAGCGCCTCGGACGCATCGCCAACACCGAGCTCACCACGGCCGACGGCTCCGGCGATCCGAACGGCGTTGTGACTGCGTCCAGCCTCGGCAAGACCGCCGCGTCGGCCACTGCTGTTACCTACGACGAGATCATCGACCTCGTTCATTCGGTCGACCCGGCCTACCGCCAGTCCCCGAAGGTGCGGTTTATGTTCAACGACCTGACGCTTGCCGCGCTGCGCAAGCTGAAGGACGGTGACGGCCGCTACATCTGGACCATGGGCGACGTGCAGAACGGCGTGCCGGGCAACATCCTGGGCTACCGCTACAGCATCAACCAGGCCATGGCGAACATCGCCACCGGCAACAAGACCATGCTGTTCGGCGACTTCGGCAAGTACTTTGTCCGCAAGGTCGGCGCTCCGACCATCGGCGTGATGCGCGAGCGCTTCTGGCCGGATCTCGGCATTGCCGGCCTGATCTACTTCGACGGCGAGCTCGGCGACACCGCCGCCGTCAAGCACCTGATCCAGGCGTGATCATAGGGGGCGGCTTTCGGGCCGCCCCTCTCATTTCTGGAGGTGTTCCATGTCTTTCAATACCAAGGTCCACAACGAGCTCGGCGGCAATCAGCTTACCGTTGAGAGCGGCGGCAAGCTGCAGGTCAAGACCGGCGGCCAGGTCGTCCCGAATTCCGGCACGCAGGCCGGCGCCGTTGCTAACGTCACCGGCGGCTCGACGGTTGACGCGGAAGCCCGCACCGCTGTGAACGCCATTCTGGCGGCGCTGCGTGGTGTCGGGATCATCGCGACCTGATGCTCGTCCGCCTTACGACCAGCATCGCTGGTCCCGGATTCGCGCTCTATCCCGGCGATGAGCGCGAGTTCCCCGACGCCGAGGCAATCCGCTTCATTGAGGCCGGCTATGCCGTCCCGCTCGGCGAGCACGTCATCGAGACGGCCACGATTGAGCCGCCGATTGAACGCCGCCGCGGCAGGAAGCCGTCGAAGAGGTAGAGGCCACGATGTGGTATCCGTCCGTTGTCGTTGAACCGCCGACGGCGGAAGTGCTGTCGATCGAGCAGGTGAAGCGACAGTCCCGCATTGATGGCGACGACGAAGACGCCTTGATTGGCGACCTCATTGAAGAGGTGACCGATCACACTGAGCGATACTGCGGGCTCCGCCTGCCGGTGCAGACGCTGGAGATGAGGTGCGACGCCTTCGCTGATATGGCGGTTCTCCCCGACGGGCCGGTGCAGTCTATTACATCGATTGAGTATATCGCCCCCGACGGCATCGAGACCGCGCTCGCGACTGACGTGTACGAGCTCAGGGCCGAGGGTTTGGTGCCGTCGATTGTGCTTCGGTACGGCAAGGCTTGGCCATCGATCCAGCCAGGCTCACGCATTGTTGTGACCGCGGTGGCGGGGTTCGACGAATTGCCCCCGGCCATACGCAACGCCATGCGGCTGTGGGTCGCCAAGAGTTTCGAGCAGCGCGAGAACGCCCCAGACGACAAGTGGTCGGCGTTCGACTCGCCCCTTTCCAATTTCCGCCGATTTGGGTGACCTATGGCCGATCTAACCATTACCGCCGCGAACGTCGTTCCCGGCTCCAACGCCGTGCTCGAGACCGGCTTTGCCGGCGAGGCGCTTACCGCCGGGCAGGCGGTGTACCGCAGTTCCACCACTGCGAAGTGGATGAAGGCGGACTCGAATAGCGCGACCGCCGAGGCCAAGACGGCCGACGGCATTGCTCTGACCGGCTCTGCGGCCAACCAGCCCGTCGTGGTTCAGAAGCGCGGCGACCTGACGGCCGGCGCGACGCTGACGCTTGGCGCGGCGTATTACCTGAGCGACACCGCGGGTGGCATCGCGCCGGCTGCTGATTTGAGCTCCGGCGAGAACGTGTGCCTGCTCGGCATCGCCAAGTCGACCAGCGTGCTTGCGGTCGACATCGTCGCTCCCGGCGTGACGATCTGATATGCGCGCCGGCACCCTGAACAAGCGGGCGCGTTTCGAGGCGCTGGTCGAAGTTTCGGACGGTGCCGGCGGCTACACCAGGGATTGGGCGCCGGCGTTGACGGTGTGGGCCAGCTTCACGCCGGAGCGCGCCAGAGAGCGCGTGCAGGCCGGGCGCCTGGAGTCGGCCTTCGCCGGCGTGTTGCGCATACGGTCATCGACTGCTGCGCGGCAGATCACGCAAAAGCACCGCGTGGTGGTGGATGGGGTGACCTACAACATCCGGTCCAACGCCAATCCTGACCAGCGCAACGACATGCTGGAATTCAGCGTCGAGGTGGCGGGGTAGGCCCCAGGCAGGAGTGTGCGATGGCCAAAGGCAAGTTCCTGGGCCGCGAAGCGCTGACCAAGAAGCTGCAGAAGTTGGTGCCAGAGGCCGAGAAGGAATACGCAGCAGCGATTGAGAAGAGTGCCAAAGAGCTTGCCAACGCCATCAGGGCAGCGGCACCCGAGGTGAGCGGCGAGTATAAATCGTCCATCGAGGCCATCAAGGTATCTGGTCGGAATAAGCTGGCCGCCGTCGGTATTACTCAGACCAAAGACCCACATGCGTGGGGCGTGTATGCTAGCTACATTTGGCGATTTATAGAGTTCGGCACCAAGGCGCACATTATCCGGCCTAGAAAGCTTGACTTTCTGTCATTCTTTAGAGGTGGAAAGCTTGTAACTGCTAAGCAGGTCAAGCACCCAGGATCAAATCCTAGGCCGCACATCTTCCCGACTTACCGGGCAATGCGGAAGCGCATCCGCTCGCGCGTGGCGCGGGCCGTAAACAAGGCCGTCCGCAAGGTGGCGGCAGGCGGAGGCGCCTAATGTGGGAACTACAGCAGGCGGTCTATGCGCTGCTGACCGATACGCTTGACGTGCCGGTCTACGCCAGCGCGCCGCAGGAAGCGGCGATGCCCTACGTCGACATGGGCGAGGCGGACAGCATCCCGGCCGACGTGCAGTGCCGTGACGGCGTCGAAGAGACCATCACGATTCACGTCTGGACCAAGTACGGCAGCCAGCGGGAGGCCAAGGACATCATCCAGGCTATCCGCGATGCCACGCATCTGCAGAATTTAACCGTGGCTGGACGGTCGGCGGCCATGGCCGCGGTAACCAGCACCCGCCTTTTCCCTGATGCCGACAACTCGAGCTTGCACGGCGTCGTTTCCCTTCGCGTCACACATTTCGGCCCGTAAGGAGGGCCTTTTGCTATGAGTCAGCAGAACGCCCGCGAGCTTGTCATCAAGCGTTACAACGGGTCGACCTACGATTTCGTGTGCGGTCTTCGCACCCGCTCCTGGACCATGTCGAACGCTCAGATCGACACCACGGTGCCGGATTGCGCCGACCCGTCCAACCCGATCGTCGCCACGGCTAAGCCCGGCCGACAGACGCTGTCGTTCAGCGGCGACGGCCTGTTCGACAACGCCGACGTGGGCAAGGATGTCGCTAACGACGCGCGCCTGCAGAGCGAGACCACCTACCAGATCATCGTCCCCGGCTATGGTCAGTGGGAAGGTCCTTTCATGGTGGCGGACTTTGAGTTCTCCGGCGACATGGAAGATCAGCTTGCGTTCTCGGCGACCTGGGTCCCGACCGACGCCGGCTCGCTGGTGTTCACCGCTGAAGCTTGAACATGGTGACCTACAATAGCGAGCGGGGCGAAGTCCCGCTCAGCATCGGCGGCGTGGATCTGGTCATCGCCGCCACGATGCAGGGCCTTGCGCAGGTCTCCGGCAAGCTTCGGTGCACGAGCTTTTCCGAGCTCTACGGCAAGCTGGTCAATGTCGAGATCGCCGCGGTTATCGCCGGCGTCGAGGGGCTGGCCATCAAGGGCGACGTCGGCAAGGCCATGAGGGCGCTGACACTGTCTGACCTTCCGGCCTGCCGTGACGCGTTTCTGACAGCGTTGGCGCATAGCGCGAAGCGCTCGGAGGGAAACGCGGAGGCCGCCGAGGACGCGACGAAGGAGTCCCCTGGCGGCTCTGGCAGCAATTCGCCTTCGGGAACCTAGGCTGGTCGCCGGACCAGTTCTGGCGCGCCACGCTCACCGAGCTCTTCGAAGCCTATGACGGTTGGTGCGAAGCCAATGGCGTCAAGAAGAAGGGCGAGGCGCCGACGCGGGAGCGGGTTGAGGAACTGAAGCGGCGGTATGGGTAATTACGGCACGAAGCGGCGGCGACCTTGAGTTGCCGTCGCGGCCCACACCATTGCGCCGATCCACCCGAGCACCGTCCAGCCCAGCAAGAAGTTCAGCACGAAAATGGCGTTCTGCTGATGGTGCTTCCGCAGCGCGGCAACACATGCCGGCGCGAAGTACAGCACCAGCATTGCGACTTGCCCGGCGGTTAAATCTTCGAAGCCCATGCGCGTGGCGGGTTGAATGGCGAACAATGATCTTGAGGCGCTGGTACTTACCATAAGCGCCGACACCCGGCAAATAAAGCGCGCCCTAGACAGGCTCGACAGCGACGTAAACCGCAGCACGCGCAATATCGAGCGCAGGTTCGCTGGCGCCAAGCGCAGCATGGATGCCTTCGCGGCGTCTGTGTCCGGCATGGGGCGGGGGCTGTTGGCCGGTCTCGGCGTTGGCTTCGCGGCGCAGGATTTCCTAAAGACGGTGCAAAGCGTCGACAGCCTCGGCAGTAGCCTGAAGGCTATCACTGGCGACTCCGACGCTGCCGCACGCGAGATGAAGTTTCTGACCGAGACCAGCGAACGGCTGGGCTTGGAGGTTGTGTCGGCCGGGCAGGCTTACGTGTCGCTGCTGGCTGCTACCAAGGGCACGGCGCTGGAGGGCGAGGAGACCCGCCGCGTATTTGAAGCGGTGTCGTCCGCGATGGCGTCTCTGGGCAAAAGCTCAGAGGACACGCAAGGCGCGCTGCTGGCTATCCAGCAGATGATATCGAAGGGCACGGTAAGCTCGGAAGAGCTCCGCGGGCAGCTAGGCGAGCGCCTTCCTGGGGCGTTCAGGCTTGCGGCTCAGGCCCTTGGCGTCACCGAGCAAGAACTCGGCAAGCTGCTTGAGAAGGGCGTCGTCCCCGCGACGGAGCTCATTCCTCGCCTGACTGATAAGCTGGTCGAGCTTTACGGCACCGATCGCAAAAGCACACTGACGGCGGAAATCAACCGCCTGAATAACTCTATCACCGAGCTCTACAAGACGATGGCCGACACCGGCGCGATCAGCGCCATGGTCGGGGCAGCGACGCAGCTTCGCGATATCGTCAAGGAACTGAGCGTCTACTACAACCTGATCGCGAATGGCCGGTTCGGCGACGCCTTCGCCGTGGACCAGCGCGGCGTTGCAGACCTTAAGCTCCGCCTCGGCCAAGGCGCATCGCTTAGCGACGCTCAGTCTGCGGAGTGGGACAAAGCCTTCGGCATGTCGGGCGGCGCCCCCACCAAGGTGACGGTCAATCCCGGCAAGCCGGCGTTCCAGCCGGCGCCGGGCAAGGATAAGCTCGACGCCTACGAGCGCATGACGCGGATGATTCAGGAGCGCACGCAAGCGCTCCAGTACGAGACGTCGGTCCAGGCCACGCTCAATCCGCTGGTGAATGACTACGGCTTCGCGATGGAGAAGGCCCGCGCTGAGGCGGACCTGCTCAACGCCGCTGAGCGCGCCAAGATCGAGATCACGCCGGAAGTCCGGCAGAACATCGATGCGCTGGCGACGGCCTATGCCGAAGCCACGGTTGAGGCAGAGCGGCTGCGCGAGCAGCAGGAATACCTCGTCGGCCAACTCGCCGACTTGAACGACTTGGGCAAGGACGTGCTCGGCGGCTTCATCACCGACATGCAGAACGGCGTGTCGGCGGCAGAGGCGCTGTCCAATGCGCTGGCCAAGGTCGGCGACAAGCTGCTCGGCATGGCGCTGGATAGCCTGTTCAATCCCGTCGGCAGCGGTCCTGGTGGGCTGTTGGGTTCGCTCCTGGGCTCCTTCGGCGGCTCCAAGGCCGTCGGCGGCCCGGTCAATGCAGGCCAGATCTATCGCGTCGGCGAGCGCGGCCCGGAAATGTTCGTGCCGGACGTGGCGGGCCGCATCGTGCCGAACCACGCCATGGCGGGCAGCGGCAAGGGCAGCGTCACCGTGTCCATGCCAATCAGCATCGACGCGCGTGGCGCCGACGAAGCCGGCCTCGCGCGTGTGCAACAGCAGCTGGCGCAGTTGCGCGGCGAGATTCCGCGCATGGTCGTGACCAGCGTCGCAAACGCCAAAAGACGGAACGTGCAGGGGATATAGGGCATGGCAATAACCTACCCCCGCACGCTGCCCGGCTGCGTGCGGCTGGCCACGCTCACGCTGGTCGAGAACGTCGTGCCCTCGCCGAGTGGCAAGGGCCTCGTCATCAATCGCTCGCAGGTCAACGACCCGGTGTGGCGGCTGTCCCTGTCCACGGCGATGATGCACCAGAGCGACGCCGCTGAGTGGATCTCCTGGAAGAATAGCCTTCGCGGCGGCCTGCGGACGTTCGTAGCGTCTGACTCGCGTCGCCCGGCGCCGCTGGCCTATCCGACGGCAACGGCGCCCGGCGACGTATCTTCGGGCTGGAGCGGCACGGCCACGGTGACGTCGGTCGGCAGTGGCGGCGCGCTTGGGCTGTCCGGCCTGCCGACGGCGTACCAGTTCAAAGCGGGCGACCGCATCGGGCTCGAGCAGGGCTCCCCGCTGCGCCGAGGCTACTACGAGGTGCTGGAGGACGTGACAGCATCGGGTGGCGCCGCCACCGTGACGGTCGCGCCGTTCCTGCACACCGGGATTTTCACCACCTCCGCCACGGCCCGCATTTGGCGGCCGACGTGCGAGCTCGTCATCGACTGGCAGTCGTGGACCGAGACCGAGGGCGACATCCCGACGTTCGCCGCGATCTCGTTTGAGGCGTGGCAGAAGCTTTAACGGCTGCACTGCCCGGCGGCCAGCCGCGGCGCCGTAGCGCGCCTGCGCAGGACACCCATGATCAACCTACCTTCTGACGTCCTGGACCTCCTAGACGAGGGCCGGGAGAACGTGCGTGGCATGATCCTGTTTGTGCTCGGCACGGGCACTTATGGGTTCATCCGCTCGCTGCAGCCGCTGGACCATGAGGGAGTGACGTACCAGCCCGGCGGGCTGATTACGGTATCGGATCTACCCGGCGCGCTTGACCGCTCGGCGCAGGCATTCACCGTTACGCTTGCCGCTTCGCCCGATGACGGTCTGACGCCAGAAGTGCTGCAGACCATCGAGGCCGAGGATTATCGCGACAGGCCGGTGACGGTCTACGACGCGTTCTTCCACCCCGACACCGGCGCCTTGCTCCACGTCCAGGCGCTCAAGCGCGGTTACATCGACACGATCGACCACATCGACGATCCGGAGACTGGCTACACGCTGGTGGCGAACTGCGAAAGCAGGGCGCTGGACTACACCCGCACCAATAGCCGCCGGCGCACCGTCGTCGATCAGGCCCGTCGCGCGCCGGGCGACCTGTTCTTCGAGCACGCCGCGATGCGTGGCCGCGAAGAGATTTTCTGGGGCCGCGAGAAGTCCGTCGCCCCGCCGGCGCAAGTGCCGCGTCCGCAGCCGTCCAAGGGCGTGCGGGGGCGCTGACCCACTGAAAACATGAGGAGTTAGCGATGCTTTCGCGTCGAACGATTTTGCGCGCCCTTGGCTTTGGCGCGCCGGCTGCTGTTGTGGCGGCTGCGGTGGGGGTGCCGGCAGCGGCTGGCACGAGCCCCGTGAACGTCGCCGGCCTCTCCGCCATCGATGCCAACATGGGAGACGTGACGGCGGGTTACACGCTGGCGATCCGGGACGCCGTCGCTGGCGATTTGGCCAAGTTGCAGGCGCAGATCGACAAGCTCCAGGCTGACGTGCCGTCCATGGCGATCAAGGCCATGCAGGACGCCAAGCGGCGCAACTATCGCTCCTAATGCCCCACCACATCATCGTCTACGGCGAGCGCGTCCGCACCCGCGACACGCGGGAGGAGTGTGAGGAAATCGCCGTCAAGCAGGGCTGGGGCCGCATCGCCGACGGCGTGTTTAGCCTGTTCGAAGGCAACGAGATCGTCGAGGCCGACTCCGACCCGACGCTCCCGGCCGACACACCACCGGACCAGCCCCCAGAGCCCACCCCCACCGACAACCAGTAAGGCCGGCGCATGCGCATCAAGGGCTGGGAGCGAGCCCTGCGGCTCGTTGTCGAGCGCCACATGGCGCTGCCGTCCGAATACGGCGTCTCCGATTGCTACATCGTCGCTGACGACGCCGTCGAGGCCGTCACGGGCGAGCGGATGTACGCCGACGCGCGGGGCTACACCACGCCCCTGGGGGCGGCGCGCAAGCTCCGACAGCACGGCTTCGAGACCGTCGCGGACGCCTTCGTGGCCCGCTTCGCGGAGATCCCCGTGATGGCCGCCCAGCGCGGCGACGTCGGCGTCATCCATCAGCCAAACGGTGACGTGACGGGCGGTGTCTTCACTGGCGCCGGCTTCTTCACCCGCTCCGGCGACCGCGCCGTCTTCCTTCCCTGCACCGACGTCGCGCGGGCCTTCCGGGTCGAATAAATGCCCTTCATTGCTCCTATCATCGGTGCCATTGGCGCGGCCATTGGCGCCGTCGGCTCGTTCATTACCGGGCTTGGCATTGTCGGGCAGGCGCTGGTCGGAATCGGCCTCAGCGTGGCCGCCGGCTACATCCAGAAGGAGATGGCCGGGAAGCCCGAGAAGCAGCCCGGCGGCGTACAGTTTGAGCGCCAGTACGGCGGCGCCGTGCCGCGGCAGGTTGCGTGCGGCCTCGTCGGCATTGCCGGCCACGATTGCTACGTCAACACCTTCGGCGAGTCGAACGGCGCGCTACAGCAGGTCTATGCGCTTTCGGACTATCCCTGCCACGGCCTGTCGCGCGTCGCCATTAACGGCAAGTGGGTCACGCTCGGCGCTCCGGACGAAACCGGCGCACAGGAGGTCACCAGTGGCGACTTCGCCGGGCTGATCTTCGTCCGCTTCGTTAACGGCACGCAGACCACGGCGCAGGCCGGACTTGTGGCGCAGGCCAACCCCGCCGATCGCTGGACCTCGGCGCATGTCGGTCATGGCGTCACCTACGTATTCGTGGGCATGGTCTATGAAGCGGAGAAGCTGAACAGCTTTCCCGACTTCTTCTTCGAGTTTTACGGCGCTCGACTCTACGACTGGCGCAAGGATTCTACCGTCGGCGGCTCAGGTGCTCATCGCTGGGGGGACTATTCCACCCACGAATACACCGAAAACCCCGTCGTCATCGAATACAACTATCGCCGCGGCCTGTCGTGGAACGACGACTTGTTCTGCGGCATGGGCATGCCGGCGTCTGACCTGCCGCTGGCGAAGTACACCGTCGCGGCGGCCATCTGCGACGAGACCACGGACTACGGCGCCCGCTATCGCTGCTCCATCATGCTGGACTGCGAAGCGCAGCACGGCGAGAACATCGCGGCTCTGCAGCTTTCGTGCGGCGCCAAGACCGTGGACGGCGTGGATGGCTCTTGGCCGCTTGTCGGGCACGATCAGGCTGCCGTTGCCACTATCACCGATGACGACCTGATTTCGACGGCGCCGTGTCGCTGGCGAGCTCGCCGGTCCATGAGCGACCTTGTGAATTCGGTGGCGGGCAACTTCCCGGACCCGGACCAGCTTTGGTCGCTCATCGGCTACGAGACGCAGACCAGCGGCGCGCTGGTGACGGTCGATCGCCGCACCCGCGACATCGCCATCGACTTTCCGATGGTGCGGTCCAAGGATCAGGCGGCGCAACTCGCCGGCATCTATCTCGAGGAAAACCGCTACGAGGCGACGGCGGAAATCACGCTCCGCCCCCGCTGGCAGGTGCTAGAGCCCGGCGACTGGATCGTCTGGGACAGCGCGCGCTACGGCAATCGCACCTACATGGTCACGGGCACGTCGCTGGCGTCGCTCGACGCTGACGGGCCGCGCAACGTCTCGGTGACGCTGCAGGAAGTCGATGGCGCGATCTATGACGGCATCACCGCGCCGCCGATTGTCGTGCCGTACCCGCCTGGCGCGCCGGCCTACCTCGCCGAGGTGCAGTCGTTCACGCTGACGGCTGTCTCGCTGCAGGGATATGACGGGCGCCTTCTGCCCGGCATTCGGGCGGCGTGGGACGCCATCACCGATGTGACTGTGACGTCGGTCGACATTCAGTACTACCCCACGGCCCAGCCGACCGCGATCATCTACAAGACCGTCCCCGCGAGCCAGAACGTCGTCATCATCGCCGAGGGCTTGGTGTCCAACACCGAGTACACGGTGAAGACCCGCATTCGCACCACGCCTCCGCGCCCCACGGCATGGAGCGCCGGCGATACGGTCACGACGGACGAGACGACGGCCGACCTTGAGGATTTCGTCAACTGGCTCACCGGAGAGGTGGGGCGGCAGGTTGGCGCTGTCATCGACGCCACGGACGACCTGCGCGAGCAGATGGGGCAACTCATCGCCGAGCAGGATTCGCAGAACTGGCTCGACAAGCAGGAATGGGGCTTCCAGCTAACCGCGACCGCGGGGCGCGTCACGGCGTCCTACACCGAAGCCATAACGGTGGTGGCGAGCGATGTTGCGGCGATCGCGTCGCGAGTCGACACACTGCAGGCCGAGGTCGACAACTTCGACGCCAACTTGACGGTGAAGTGGGTCACGGCGGCGTCGCTGCCTGCTGGGGCTTTGGCGGCATATGAGGTTGCGGCACAGGTAAGCGACGGGGTCTATTCCGCGCGCGCTGCGATGATGATCGCGGCATATACGGACGGCGCAAGCACCAAGTCTGTTGTTCGCTTCGACGCCGACAACTTCATTGTTGTAAACTACGCCAACGACTCCACGAAGTCACCGTTCACCATTTCAGGTGGCGCGATCTATATCCAGGGCAATATGTTCCTGGATGGGTCGATTACGGCTGCGAAGGTTGTTGCGGGCACGTTGTCGGCTTTTACTGCAAATATGGGAACGCTGACGGCGGGCCGCATCATGTCGACCGACGGAAAGGTCGACTTCAACTTGACCGCGAAATCACTAGACTTCTGGAGCTAACGTTGGCGAATAGCAACGTGACCTTTGCCGAGCTCGGCGGGGTGGTGCGACTACGCGCGTGTCTTGCTCCTTACGACCCGAAGAATATGTCATTGGACGAGCGGGTCGTCACCTTCGATAGCGGGCGCAGGAATGTCATGCGCCTGCTTACCAACGGAGTGGCCGCGGCAGGCGCCCTGCCCACGAAGGCCATCAATTACCCATCTACGTTCGGTGGCATCGCGGGCACGCGCACGGTGCGGCGGCTTTCGCTTGCAGGAGCCAACGGCCCAACGCGCCCGACGCTGGCGTGGATGAGGGATGGCGGCGGGACGCTGACGCGATATCTCGCCGGCACCCCGGTGTCTGGCTCTGGCATCTCCACGAGTTACGTCCGCGGATACGGCACCTGCGCCGTCACGCTGGAGGATGACGAAATCTGTTTCTCGCCCAGTAGGGCGGGGATGGAATACGCCTACTTCGTTTTCGGAACCAATCCGACGTCGGCGGAAACGTCCGGCGGTAATGGCGGCCGCCTCGGTCTGCACCCGCTCTACGGCATGGGCGCGTTCATCTCGCGTCCGGGCTTCGATCATCTGACTTGCGGCCTCGATGACATGATGTTGTCGACGCGGAATAACCACTTCCAGATCGAGGAGACCGGCACCGTCACGTGCAACCTCTACGGCGGGGGTGGAGCGAACTGGAGTTCTGATCGGGTCGACGGCGACCCGTTCCCACTCACTTACGGGCCGGCCAGCGCTAGGCGCTACGCCATTGCCACGCTGAGCAAGGCGTATCCGCATTATCCGCCGGTCATCGCCTACTCCGCCGACGGCGGCAACCAGGAACTCGTCAGCATCTTCTGGCTGAGCTCGACGCAGATCCTTTTGGCGGGCATGCCGAGCGACCCGACCCCGATCCGCTATGCCGTGGTCGGCAGCGATCCGGCTTACGTGCCGGGCACGGATAGTTCATCGGTGTGCCGCGTGCATATGGAGCCCGGCGGACTCTTCATCACGAAGAAGGACGTCAGCTTCTATAGCGCCGGCGCCAATGACTTTCTTTTCCGCTCCGATCGGCTAACGCCATACTTCCCCGACTTTGGGTCGATCACGACGGCACAGAACACCAACTGGTACAGCCTGCCGGCGGCAGGCGTGCCGCCAGTCGGGGCGGGAACACCTTTCGGCTTCATCTTGGTGGCGGACGGCACATCGGGATGGTGGTGCGGTTGCGGCAAGGCGCAGTCGCAAGACATCGTCGACACTGTGGGCGGTCAGTATCAGAACATCTTTCGCGCCACGATCACCAGCCGCACTCAGTACCTGTGGGAAAAGGCGTCCGGCTGGACAGCCGCCCCGTTCGGTTGGGTGGCGGCGATGAACATCTCTGACTTCTAGCGCCCCTAGTGGCGCCAAGGACTCCCACATGCCCAACTACTACAACACCGGAACGGTTTCGGTGAACAATGGCGCTACGACCGTCACCGGCTCGAGCGTGCTCTGGAGCGACTTGCTCGCCGGCGACACGCTGGAGCTCGCCGGACAGCGCGTGACGATCGCCTCGGTGACCGACGCCACGCATTTCGAGCTCGCTACGGCCTGGTCCGGCGCTACGCAAAGCGGCGCCAGCTACCTTGTGCGCTTCGACGCCCCGCAGCGCTTCACCTCCGGATATCTCGCCGAGCAGGTTCGGGGCATGATCGCCCGCGCCGGCATCCTTGAGGCGACGGCGCCGCTCTATCAGGTGCAGACTGTCGGCGCCAACAGCCCGCCGGGCTCGCCGGTTACTGGCGACATGTACGTCGTCGGCACGGTGCCGACAGGGGCGTGGGCCGGACGGGGCAAGAACCTCGCGCAGTGGATAAATTCGGCATGGCAATTCACCGCTCCCGAGGGCGGGTGGATGGCATTCAATGCCGCTGACGACAGTCTCTACATCTACGACGACAGCGCATGGGCGGTTTCCGGCTCTGTTGCCGCCGCAGCTGCTGAAGCGGCGCGCGATGATGCCGAAGCCGCCAGAGACGACGTCTTTGGTGGGGCCTTTTCCGGCTATCGAAACAAAATCATCAACGGCGAGTTCCGCATTGCACAGCGCGGCACGTCGTTCACCTCGGTAACCAACGGCCAGTATACCCTTGATCGCTGGTACGCCTTTGTCGGCGGCGGCTCAATGAATATCTCGCAGGGCGCAGTTTCCGCCAGTGCGCCGGAACGCGACGCGTTTCTGTTCTACATCTCTGCAGCCGTTACGGGGTCCGGCACGAGCATTCTTGGGCTTGGGCAGAAGATAGAGGGCGTTGATGCTCTCGTCGGAGACGTCACTCTGACGTTCCGCGCCAAGGCATCAACTGCGTTGAACATCTCTGCGTCGCTGAACCAGAACTTTGGCAGTGGCGGCAGCACTCAAGTCGTAGTTGCTACACCAGTATTTAGCCTGACGACAGCGTGGCAGCGCTTCTCCGTCAAGCTGACGCTGGCGAGCATCGTAAGCAAGACCATCGGGGCGGGCCATTATCTTGAGGCGCTGTTTTACCTATCCGGCGGCGCGCTCGGTACAAATTCCGGCACGATAGATATTGCCGACGTTTCGCTGGTCTCTGGAGATTTTACCCTCTCTACCGGACGGATGGAGCCGCGTCACATTTCTCAAACTCTAGCCATGTGCCAGAGGTATTACTGGCGCGGGACGCCGGGCCGGAATTTCAGCCAGTTCACAACCGCCGCCAGCCAGGCGACTTCTTGGCCGATCAAGTTCCCTCATACGATGCGGACCATTCCGACTGTTGGATTGGTTGGCGGAACGCCGACGTTGACTGGCTATGCCAACGTCCAAGTCGACACTCCAACGGTTGACGGGTGCCGCCTGATTGCTTTCAACTCCTCTGGGGCGAATGCAACCGCCGCCGTCATCTTTGATGCTGGCCAGTCGATCGACGCAACGGCCGAGCTGTAACGCAGTATTGTTGCCAGCGCTGGTTGGGTGTAGAACCGCGCAATGCGGGCACCCAAAGGGCGGCAATGATCGTCTTCAATCACATCCCAAAGTCGGCCGGCACATCCCTGCGCATTGCGCTGGCGAGGGCGGCAGGCGTGCCGCTGGAAGTGGATGGGTTTGACCATCTGTTGTTCGGTGGATTCGATCGATTCCACGAACTGGCTCCGGCCATACGCAGCAAGATTGTGGACGCGCCGGGGGACCTTCCGGCCGACGCCGCGCTCGTGGCTGGACATTATGGTCTCAGCACTACAAGGGCTCGCTACCCGCTGGCGCGACACATGACCGTGCTTCGCGAGCCGCGGTCGCGTGTGCTGTCGCACTGGATGTTCTGGCGCGGCTACCAGCGTGTCGACTTGGCCGGGTGGGGCGGTTGGGCCGATTACGTGGCCAAGGCCCACACGTCATTTGTCGACTTCCTTGAGGATGAAGCCATTGCGGCGCAGGTCGACAACGTCGCCCTGCGGTTTTTGCTTTGGCCACATCGCTCCGTCCCGGTGGATGGGTTCATTGACGAAGCCGATGACGATGCGCTGCTCTTTGAGGCAATGGCCAAGATTGACGGCATGGACTTCGTTGACGTCATCGAGCACGCCGGCTTCGAGCGCGGTCTTGCTGAGTGGCTGGGGAAGCCGCTGACGATCGACAGGCACAACGAGACCGCACCAATCCCGCCGGATATGAAAACTTCGCTGGCGCGAGAGCTATCACCGCGAGCCTTCATGGCGCTATCGCGTCGCACGCGCCTCGACAATGCTCTTTGGCTGCATGTGGCTCGCCGCAACCTCGGAGGCGCGGCAGACAACATCCGCGATGCATCGCTTGCGCAGAGCATAGCGCGCCACAGCCTACTGATGGGCGCCTAGCCTCCAGCGCTCCCCGGCCTGCATCACGCCGTCTCCAATAGGCCGCCTTCGGGCGGCTTTTTCTTTGCGCCTTCCACAAGCCGCCTCCGGGCGGCTTTTTTCATTTCTGGAGCCTGCCGTGTCCACGACCGTGATCCGCATCTATCGCGACACCAATGCCCCGCCGGTGCCCATCACGTTCGCCGACGTGGATCTGACGGGCTCTGAAGTCGAGATCGTGCTGTCAGGCGCCGGTGCGCCGGTGACACTGTCGACCGAGACTGGCGAGCTCGCGCTCGCGCTGCCCGATGGCGTGGTGTGGACCTACGACGAAGCCCTGGCGCTGTCGCTCAAACTCGGCAGGCGCACCAAGTTCGACGCTTTCCGCATCCTCGGCGAGAGTCGGGAGAAGATCGGCGCCGGCTGGGTCGATGTCGGCGGTGCGGGCGAGTACGACGGCGACGTCGCCGTGACGGTCGAGGTGCCTGGCATTCAGGGTCCGCCCGGAGCGACTGGCGCTACCGGCGCGCAGGGCGAGCAAGGTATCCAGGGTGAGCAGGGACCGCAGGGCATTCAGGGCATCCAGGGTATACAGGGCGAGACTGGCCCAGCGGGTGCAGACGGCGAACAGGGCCCTCAAGGCGAGCAGGGGCCCGCCGGTGCTGACGGCGCCCAAGGGCCTGCGGGCGCTAACGGCGCCAACGGCGCAAGCATCGAAGTATTCCTAGTCGAAAACGCAAGCTGGCCGCCTGCGCCGGACAGCAACCCGCTCCACGTCTATGTGAGAGTGGCGAATGCAGGTTGATCTTACTGTAGGGCACGAAATCCGCCTCGCGGGCCTCAGCGTGCTCGAGATGCGATGTGCCGGACGCACCATCTGGTGGACGCCGTCGGTGCTGTTCGCATCTGGGCAGCAGGGCGCCTGGTACGACCCCTCAGACTTTTCTACCCTGTTCCAGGACGACGCCGGCACGATGCCCGTCACTGCAGTTGGACAGGCGGTCGGACGCATCCTCGATAAATCGGGGCGCGGGCATCACGCCGCGCAATCGAACGCGTCGTTCAAGCCAACGCTGCAGCAGGACGGCAGCGGTCGGTACTATCTCGCGTTTGACGGGCTGGATGATTTCCTTGTCACCAGCGCCATCAACTTTACATCGACGTCGCAGATGTCTGTGTTCGTCGGCTATCGCAAACTGAGTGACTCGGCGTTCGGCGCCGTGGTCGAGTTGTCAGCCGTCGCGACATCCAACAACGGCGCCTTCCTGCTAGCGATCCCTCCGGCGGCCTCCAACACCAACGCCACCTTCTTCAGTCGGGGCACGACGAACGTAAGCGCATCACGATCCGTTGGGGCGGCGCCCGTCACCGCCGTGATCACCTGTCAGGCCGATGTTGCCGGCGATACCAACCTTGTTCGCATCAATGGCGTGGCAGGTGCGGCTGCCACGGGCGACCAGGGGACCGGACCTTACGGCAACTACCCCCTTTATATCGGTCGCCGTGCCGGAACCTCCGCGCCAATCACCGGCCGGCTTTATTCCCTTATCGTTCGTGGCGCTGCGACGACACCATCCACGCTCGCCATGGCTGAGGCGTGGGTAAACGCTAAGACCGGAGCCTTCTGATGCTGACATCCACTGCGATCGTCGTGGCGAATGAACACCGCGACGCCGGCAACCGCTTTTTCTGCGCCATCGGCGAAGACCGGGGCGGACTGCCAGGCACCACGCTGTCGATTAAGCTGTCTGCTAACGGGCAGGAGCCGCCGACGCATTGGGCGTGCCACACCATGGCATCGGATCCGGTCTGGACGACGCTGGCTCACCTAAAGGTGGGCGCTCTGGACACGCTGGCCGGGGGCGTTGACCTCACCGAGTACGGCACCACTGATGCCGATGTGCTGGCGTTTGGCAATGCGATGTCGCTCAACACGAACTTCGACCCGCCAATCGAGCCCTACGACTTCTTCATGTCGATCATGAGCGGGCTCCACCTCCAGATCATCCACGACGAGCCGTGACGCAGGCGCAGCAGCGCTAGCGCCCACCACCCCACACACAACCCGGAATCCAACATGGACCGCACGGTCTTCTTCGACCGCGTGCGCGCGAAGCCGTTTGGCGGCTCGCTCTCGCAAGATCAGGTGGATGGCCTCAATGCCATCCTCGACGGGGCGGCCAAATACGGCATCTCTGACGTGCGTCACGTCGCCTATGCGCTGGCGACCGCCTATTGGGAGACCGCTTGCACCATGCAGCCTATCGCCGAGTATGGGCGAGGGAAGGGCCGCAAGTACGGTGTCAAGGGCAAGTACGGGCAGGTTCCGTATGGCCGCGGCTACGTGCAGCTTACCTGGGACGACAACTACGAGCGCGCCGACAAGGAACTTGGGCTCGGCGGCAAGCTCCTGAAGAACTTCGACCTCGCGCTCGATCCCGGCATCGCGGCGGCCATCATGTTCCGCGGCATGGTCGGGGGGTGGTTCACGGGCCGCAAGCTGGTGCACTACTTCTCAGCGCAGATTGACGACCCCGTCAACGCGCGCAAGATCATCAACGGCACGGACAAGGCCGCGACGATCGCCGGATATCACCGGGACTTCCTGGCCGCGCTCAAAGCCGCGGGCTGGGGTGCTGCCGCCGCCCCGCAGCCGGGCGACAAGCCCGCCGACCCCGTCGTGACCGTAAGCGGGCCGCGGCCCGGTCGCGACTATTACACCCCGGACGATGTCAAGGCGCCCGCCGCGCCCGCCCCAACGGGATGGGCGGCGCTCATCGCTTTCATCATCGGCATCATCAAGAGGAGCGCGAAATGACCGGAGCCTTCGCTCGTATCGCTCTGCGCTACCTCGCCGGCCTGCTGCTGGCCAAGGGGTTGCTGTCCGCGGCAGACAGCGACTTCATCGTCAACGACCCCGACATCATGATGTTGGTGGAGGCTGGCGCCGGCCTCGCGCTCGGTGCTGCAGTCGAGGGCTGGTACTGGCTCGCCAAGCGCTTCGGGTGGCCGACGTGATCGCGCTCGCCACGGTCATCTTCCTGCTGCTTCTGGTGGTGGCCATCTCGCCGCCGCCCAATGAAGGCATGGGGGGCCACTGAGATGCTGGCCACCATCCTCTCCTGGCTCGGCGGCGGCGTGATCAAGCAGTTCACCGGCCCGCTGCTCGAGGCGTACAAGGTCCGCGAGGCGGCCAAGAACGACGCTGAGCGCATCGAAGCCGACCTCACCATCAAGCGGATTGAGACGGCGCGCGATATCGCACTCGCCGAGGCGCAGGACCGCTGGTCCGCGACCCGCATCGGGCGGTGGCTCATTGTCATGCCGTGGGGCGTGCATTGGGCGCTGATCTATGCCGTCAGCATCCTCAACCCGAACCTCGGCACGAACTTCGTCATCCAGGCCGTGCCGACCGCCGTCAACGACATGGCGCTGATCCTTATACCCGCGATCATCATTGGCGACGCCACAGCGCTTGTTGGGCGGAGGCTGCGCAAATGACCCGCACCGAACTTGAAAGACTCGCCGTGGTTGAGCGCGACATCAAGCACCTGACGGAGCGCCACGAAGAATTCCGGGACGAGGTGCGCGGAGAGTTCCGCAGCGTAAAGGCGGACTTCGCTTCGGTGCGCGACGACGTGGCCGAGATCAAGGAACTCCTGACACAGGCCCGCGGCGGCTTGCGCGTCATGCGCTTCGGCTGGGGCGCTTTCGCCAAGGGCGCTGGCTGGATCGGCGGGCTGGCCGCAGCAGGAGCGTACATCTGGGAGAAGCTCTCCGCGCTGCTCATGGCGCTGCCTCGCTGAAACCTGTGGAGTCCGGCGGACATCTGCACGAAATCGACCGGCGTTTTCCCGCGAAAACAACACTTACAGGTCAGAAAGTCGCGACGCGGGGTTGCGGCTGCTGGGCTGGAGGGCTTGGCATGTTCGGTCGACTGTTTGGCGCGGCGCTGGTGATTATCTGCGCCATCGGCCTTTACTGCTCCCTGGGGGCGCCCGGCCTTGCTCGGCCTGCCGCCCCCGTCGCCTCCTTCGCGGTGAAGATCGTACTGCCTACCGGCCATGGGTCGGGTGTTCATGTTGGGGGCGGCTACGTGCTGACCGCCCAACATGTGGTGGCGCAGGGATCTCCCAAGGTGCTGATTAGCACCGGCGTCGAGAAGAACACAGAAGTCCTCTGGGCCAACGACAACTACGACATCGCGTTGCTGCGCATTGCAGATTACGGCGACGTGGCATCGGTCCCTTTGTCATGCGACGAGCCGCCAGTCGGCACTCACTATACGGCCTACGGCAATCCTAGCGCCATCGACTTTGTTTCGGCCTCCGGTGAGGTGGTCGGCGCGGCTGTGCGGCGCGGTCATTGGGCCAGCGTTTTTACCGTCAACGGATCCATGATCAACGGCATGTCCGGTGGCGGTGTCGTCGCCAACGGACGCCTGGTCGGAATTTCCGTCGGGACCATGCTGCATCGCATGGGCGAGGATTCTGTGTCCTTCACCGGCTTCGGCTTCGTCGTGCCCGGTTCCGCCGTTTGTGGGCTCATGGCCCGCTGATATCCGCCGCTGCCCGAAGGGGTGGCGGCGCCTTTTTTCGTTTCAGGAGGGGAATATGGCCAGAGGCAAGAAGCCGACTGCGGCAGAGGTGGTGCAGTGGCTGCTCGACAACGAACACCACTATGGAGCCGCCGTAGGGGGCGGGCTCTACCTTCGTGGCGCCAAGGCTAGCATCACCATCCCGCCGGAGGTTGGTGTGCTCGACGTTTACCGCCCGTCCCACTTCGACGTCACCAAGCGCATGTTCGAGCCCACCGAGGCCGGGCTTGCTCTGCTTTCTGGAGGCGCCTCCGCGTGACCACCCACACCGAAGAGCACCTCGCCGAATGCGTCGCGGCGTACCTCGCCAACGGGCGTAACAAGCAGGCCGCGGCCGACGCCATGGGCATGAAGCGCGACTCGATGCGGCGTCGGCTGAAGGCGGCCGGCAATCTCGGCATGCTTGGCACGTCGCCCGTCGTGCCCGGCTTTGAAATCGCCAGCATCGCCAGCAAGCAAGGCGACGCATGGGTGCGGCAGGTCCGCGAGCACGGGGAGGTGTTCGTCCAGCCGCCGACCCACGTCCTCGGCAAGATCACGGTGAACCGCGACGCGGATGGTCGGGTCATCCAGGACTGGACGCGATACGAAGTCGACCAGCAAGCCCAAGCCGAGGCCATGCGCGCCGCAGTTGCGGCGTTCAAGGAGGAGATTCCGCGGGCCGCTCCTGAGCCTATCAGCATCAAGCGCGTGCATGGTGACCTGCTCAACATGTTCGCCATCACCGACCTACACCTCGGCATGCTGTCCTGGCGCGAGGAAACCGGCGCGGACTGGGACCTCGACATCGGGGAGCGGCTGATCATCGACTGGTTCGCCGCGGCAATCGAGATGTCGCCGGCGGCAGAGACGGCGGTGCTGGCGCAGATCGGCGACCTGTTGCACTACGACGGATGGGAGTCCAAGACGCCCACGAGCGGGCACATCCTGGATTCCGACAGCCGCCTGCAGAAGGTGGTGCGGGTGGCCATCCGGTGCCTGCGTCGCATCATCGCCATGCTGCTGCAGAAGCACCGCAAGGTGCACGTCATCATGGCGGACGCCAACCACGACCCGGCCTCCGAGGCGTGGCTGCGCGAGATGTTCGCCGCGTTCTACGAAGACGAGCCGCGCATCACGGTCGATAGCACGGCCGGCACCTACTACGCCTATGAGCACGGCGACGTGTCGCTGTTCTTCCATCACGGCCATCGGCGGAAGATCGGCAACGTCGACAGCGTGTTCGCCGGCAGGTTCCGCGAAGCCTACGGCCGGACGCGCTTCAGCTACGCGCACCTCGGCCACCTGCACAGCGACGAGCTCAAGTCGACTAACCTGATGAAGGTGGAGCGGCACGAGACGCTGGCCGCTGCTGACGCCTACGCCGCGAATGGCGGTTGGCTGTCGGGCCGCAGCGCGAAGGTCATCACGTATCACCGCAAGTTCGGCGAGGTGTCCCGCATCGTGCTCACGCCGGAGATGGTGAGCGGGTGGAGCGCTCCGGAAGCCGCGAACGACAATGAACCGCAGATGAGGAGGGCGGGGTGAGCGAATACAGCCCCGAAGATCAGGCGTTGATTGACCAGATCCACGCCGAGCACGAGGCCCTGCCGGGTGACGAGCGCCTATGGCGCTGGTTTGGTCTGTCGCGAGCCTCTTGGCTGACCATGCCGCGCTCGCTCATGCACGCGATGCCAGAGGAGTGGCAGGGCAAGATGGCGCGACTGCTCGAGGAATTCGACGACGAGTTCCCGAGATGGTGCCAGCAGCAGCTTTATGTGAACGCCAAAGAGCGCGGGCGGTATGCCGAGCTTCCCGAGGTGCTCTGTAACTATCGCCACCCGGATAGGGCGGCGATCGATAGCCTGCGGAGGCCCGCATGACCATCCTGGACGACGTCAAGTCCGGCCGCCTCACGATTGAAGAGGCGCGCGAAAAGATCCGCCGCAAGGCCCGGCGCAACGACGCCATAGCCTCGGTGATAGTCGGCGCCATGGTCGCGCTCGGTGTGGTGAGCGTGCTGGCGTGGCAGGTTTTCCTACCCGTCGTCGGGCTGCTCTGGCTGTTTGGGGGATTGTCGTGAGCTACGAAATTGAGGTGACACGCAAGGTGTTCGACAACGACCTGGGCGCGCACGTCCGGGTGCAGCCGGACGTGGATGGGCTCGGCCTCGTCGAAATCGACGGGCTGGAGGAGTACGGCGGCCGGATATGCGCCGCCCCGCAACTCGCGATGCATCTCGCGCGAGCCATCGAGGCTTGCGCCTTGGAGATGGGGGCGGAGCCGCTGAAATGACCTGCCCAACCGCAGCCCGCATCGCGCGGGGGTATGACGAGGCGCCGAGCCGAGAGGTGGCCTGGGGAAACGATGTGGGCAAGGAGGTGGTGGACGTGCCGCGCAAGTACGGCATGGCGGAGATGCCGAGGTGGGCGCAGCCTACGCCGACGTGGGATGAGGCGGTGTCATATGCCAACGACAACCGCACCTGGGCCCTCGACGACCTCATCGGCAAGGCCGTCTATGTCGCCACGCCCTACACGAAGTACGGCCACGGGCACGCCGCTGCGGCCTATGACGCGGCGGAGGTGACGGCCCGGCTCATCGACTACGGCCTTAGCCCGCTCAGCCCTATCGCACACAGTCATGCCGTGGCGACCGTCGGCCGGCTCGATAAGGTGGACGGCGAGCTCTGGCAGCGCGTCGACGCACCGTGGGTACGCGTCGCCGAAGCCTGCGTCGTCGTCAAAATGCCGGGCTGGGAAGAGAGCGCCGGCGTGCAGCACGAAATTGCGGAGTTCACCGCTGCCGGCAAGCCGGTGGTGTATCTGGATTGGGGGATGGGGTGATGTTCTGGAGTAGGCCGAAGTCGACTTTCGTGGTGGGCGTGCATCTGGACGGACGGCACCCCTATCTCGACTCCACAGAGCTCGATTACGAGACGCGTGACATCACACTCACCGTCCCGGCGCGGGATTGGAATGATGCGGAGCGTGTGGCCATGTCCTGCCATATGCCCCGTGCTTGGTCGCGCCGCGTCACCAGCATTGCGAGGGTCAAATGACCCTCCATCGCGGGCAACGCGTCACCTGCATCAGCACCGATCGCCTCGGCATCCTGGGCTACGGCGACGAGAACGTGTCCGTGCGGGTAGGCGAGACATATACCATCCGCGACATCGTCGTGGACCACTTCGGCGAGGAGGGCGTGTTGCTCGAGGAGATCCGCAACGAGGTCGCCCCGTACACCGTCGGCGGGGAAATTCGGGACTTCGAGAAGCCGTTCGCCGCGTGGCGGTTCCGGCCGCTGGTGAGCGGGGAGCAGGCGCGGGAAATTGAGGAGGTGGTGTGATGGGGAAAAGCAGGACGTTGCTGCCTGGCAACCGTACGCTGACCGACATCGGCACGATACGTCGTGAGCTAACCAAGGTGCGCTGCTGGGTGTCGGGCTATGAGGCCGGCAGGGGCGGGCATCTTGGGGGCGTACCTGGTTCCGACGGGCTGCGGCAGGCGATCGTGCTGGTTGACGACCTTATCAATGAATTGCCGAGGAAACGCTGATGGGCATTGTTGAGGACTTCCACGCCGCTGTCGGCGGCGAGCAGCCTGGGTTCGCAGTGCCCGCCGGCATGCGGCTCACCATGGGCTCCAGCCCGGCCAACGACAACGAGGACGCACGAACGTCCAACGGCCTACGGGCTTTCCAGGGGCTTCCCACCTATCCCGACGTCATCGCGCTTGCCGGACCAGCGGGCTCCGGCAAGTCCACCGCGGCACGGCACCTCATTGAGCGGCACGGCTACGTGCTGGTGAAGTTCGCTGGTCCGCTGAAGCAGATGCTCCGCGCCATCGGCATGACCGACGAGCATATCGAGGGCAGCCTAAAAGAGGTGCCGTCCAAGCTGCTGTGCGGGAAGACGCCACGCTGGGCTATGCAGAGCCTCGGTAAGGAATGGGCTCGAGACCTCATCGGCCCGGATCTGTGGGTCAATGCTTGGTATGAGACCGTGGCCGACGTTCTGGACCAAGGCGGGCGCGTCGTCACCGACGACTGCCGCTACGAGAACGAGGCGGCGAGGGTGCGCGAGCTCGGCGGGCGCATCTTTGAACTGCAGGGCCGCGGCGGCATCGCCGGCGGGCATTCGTCGGAAGGGTACCGACCCGCCGCCGACACGCTGCTCATGAACACGCAGGGCGTGGACGCGCTGCACCGGCAGATCGACTATGCGCTCGCCGCCTATGATGAGATGGCGCGGGGCGTGGTGCAGGTTGAGGAGGCGGCGTGATGCGGATGGTCGATCGCGCTGGGTTCCTGGCACTGCCGGCCGGAACCTTTTTCGTGAAGGCCGGTAGTCGCTGGGCGTTCGGCGGCCTGTGCATCAAAGACGATAACGCCGGCGACAACGACTGGTACGAGCTCGATCCAGCCGGCATTGCCAGCGACGACACAGGCGAGTGGCTGGATCGACTGGAGGAGATGGAGCGGGCCGGGGCTTCCTACCCGATGCAAGACGCCGTCGCCCGCGACGGCCTGTACGAGGACGGTGCGCTCTTCCTCATCTATGAGCGCGACGACCTACTCAGGCTCCGAGATATGGTCGATGTAGCCATTGCACTGGAGGCGGCGTGATGGGCGAAATCGACGCGACGTGCTATGCTTCACGTCATGTGCATTGAGGAGCGCCCATGACAGATGCGAGCGGACTTCGGGTCCGGTGGCGCCGCAACGGCGCGTGTGAGGTCGTAGTGACGTTGCCAGACGGCAAGACGGTCGAATATCTGATATCAGACCCGACGGAATACGGCATCATCGTCGAGCCGTCGGCTGGGCACCCAGAGGAGCGGATGGCTCTCATGGTATCACCCACCGGCAAGCGGCCAATGACGTCGTGGCAGTTGCTCGCACTGAACGCCGAATAGCTCGCCGCCAACGCATAGCCCACCCCGTCGCCCTAACCGGCGGCGGGGTTCTTTTTTGTGTTGCGCCATGCTCAACACGTTCCTATTTTGTTCCACATGATCTACCAGCCAGGTCCGAACGTTTATCGCATGATGCACTCCAACCACGTGCTCGGCGTCGAGTGCGCGTCATGCCGGCATCGCGCCGTCTTCACGGCGCGGCAGCTAATCGAGCTCAGCAATGTCGGGGAGATGGCCGGGCTGGACTACATGGCCCGCCGGATGCGGTGCGCTCATTGCGGTCACAAGGGTGTCGTGGCGACGCAGATTCCGCTGGGCGAGGACGATGCGTGGCTGGCAGAGGCCGCCCGCTAACGCCGCCGCTTCCTGCGGAAGCGCCACGGCTGGGCAATGTGGCCAGGCAAGACCGGATCCGGTTCGGCCAGAATGTCGCGCAGCACGAGGATGCCAGCAGCGTCGGCTGCGGCGTTCATAAGCGCGGGCATCTCGTTCGGCCGACGCCGCCCCTCAAGGATGTCGAGCGCGGTCTGCTGCGCGATGAGGTACAGCGGCTCGCTGCGGAATTCGTCCGGCCACTTCTCGACCAGGAACTCGGCCGCGCCTTCGATCGTCGTCAGCGTGCGCCGAACGCCGCCGCTCTCCCACACATGAACCGGACGCATCGGGATCATGGGGAGAGAACGCGGGAGGTGGCGTGGGGTTGCGACAGATGGGTTTCGTTGGCGATTTCATTGGCGGTGCCAACTCAACAAGTAGATAACCACTTGAAAACGTTGGTGGGCCCGGCAGGACTCGAACCTGCAACCAGACCGTTATGAGCGGCCGGCTCTAACCATTGAGCTACAGGCCCTTGCCGGGGCGCGACGAGGCGCCGGTGGGGCGGGCGGAACCTAGCAAAGGA